CACAAGTGTTTAAATGCTTGTTGGTCATAGAAGTCAGTCATCAGTATACATCCCCGTTTTGAATGATTTTAGAATCTTCATACGGTGCAGCTACACGGCGGTAGAACTCTATCTTAGCACCTTCAAGGGCACCTACGATATCATTGATACTTTGGTAACATGGTTTGTTAGCGAAGTAGTTTTTGATAATCATAGTGATTACGTAGTTTAATTCACCTGCTTGATCAGGGAACTCGGTGTTGAGGTCAACTAGATTACCACGGTGTTGTGTGATTAGCTTACGTTTTGTTTCAGGGTCTAAGTATGGCATTAGATGTTTACTTTCTTTGTTTCAAAGATTGGTTGGATAACGGCTAAGAAGCAGATTAGTACGTAGGTTACAAACAAATAGTACATTAGTTTTGTTCTTTAAATGATTTTAGATATTTTATAGCATTGGCTAGGTTTTCTTCTGATTCGTAGAATTTCCCTAATCCAATATTACATGAGGAACACAAGAGTTTTCTTATTTTCCCTGTGTTGTGGCTATGGTCAATTACTGCTGAGTTTTCATCTTTGTCACCTTTACTGAATCTACCAGATAATGCTATTTCTTTTTGGCAAATTGCACATTTATGGTTTTGTTCGTTTAGTAATTTTAAACGATCACCGTTAGTTATACCGTATTTTGATAACAGCTTTGAGCAAGTATGGCACTGCTTATGTTGTATAATCCCTTTTGGTCCTGTTCTAGATGTTGGGCATAAATTATTGCATCCTTCATGTTTACAGATTAGTCTTTCATCGTTTTCTTTGTACATTGGTACCTCCTATTAGGCTCCGACTAACCAATGTCACAGATATTCGCAGATAATAGTGTCACAAGCTTTATCGACAGTTGAACGCCATTCAGTGACTAATGACTCAAAGAATGGATGGATAACAGAAGCATCAGCTTTGAACGCCACTACGGGTTTACGTAGAACATACGAAGCGTAGAATACTTCCATAGCAGTACCATGCTTGGCTACTGTTGGGTTATCAAGGTTGACAAGGATAATGTCAGACTCTTGGATGTCACGTAGGTCTAATTCGAAGATACGTTTCATAGCACGTTGTTCGAAGTTATGGATACGGCGAGTGGGGTCGAGGGTTAATACATCATTTTGGTTTAGTTGCCATGTAGCAATGTCACGCCAACCTTTAGCGGCTTCAGCTGATACATGCTCCATTGGACCTGCTAGGTATACAGTACGTTTCATACATTATCCCTTAACATTTCTTGGTAGATAGCTACAGCTTCATCATGGCCTTGCCAGTTATCTACACCAGCAGCGTCTAAAGCTTCGCCCCATAAGGCTGCTTTAACTAACTGGTCATACTCAGATTTGTCAATTACTATTTCGTGTTTATCAAGCGTCATTTAACAAACATCCATTCTTTTGTTTCAAGTGTTTTGATATGATGACCATGAGCTATTGGTTCAAGAGCCATTGAGAAGTCACGTTCAGATTTACCTTCAAAGAATAGTACTTTTGCTCCTTTACGGAATTTGATTGAATGAATTTCATTGGCAGTCATTGTGTACCAGTCGCCTTCTCTGAATGTTGTTGTGCTTTGTGTATAGCTACCTTTACGGATATACTCTAGCTTGTAAAGCCCTTGGGTGCCTTCATAGGTTTGTTTTATTAGCGCGTATTCATCACCATTCTTCTCTGCGTATTTGTCCAAACAGGAGTATAAAGTATTTTCAACAAACCCTTCAATAACGAAACAAGAGAATCCGAATCGATGACTATGAGGTGTTATGCTCATATGTTGATGACGATTCATTTCGAACATACGTACTTTTGATACCTCACTATCAACAATCATCCAGCTTGTTAAACCGGGAACGATATAGTTGTGTATAGGTGAGTGTCGCATAGAGACGAGCTGTGCTACTACATCTTTATTCATCAGGCTGATACTCCTTGCAGTCAATACTAAAGTCACTGATAGCGATAGGGAATTCAGGGCTACCCCACCATTTAGTACCGCCTTCAATTACTTCATCAGTAATTTGTCGGTGGCATTCTTTGTTTTGACACTTTGCATTACAGAATGTCATATCACGATAGCACATCATAGATTATTCTTTAGGTAATTTAGCAATTTGGTTGATGTATGCAATTAGTTGTTCCATAGAAGTGCATACTAGCTTATCATCTGTCCAGTCAGCTTCATTATTGCGTCCGTTGAATTGGATTTTAAAACCGTTGTCAAGGATTTCCACGTTGAACTCTGATACTTCTTTAGTTGCTTTGAATGTCATTTGATACTCCGTTAAGTTTGTCTGCATAGGTGTTTGCTTCTTTTTCAGTTAAGAATAGAACAGCGTCTTTGTATGTGATTTCTTTACCAGCTACACCGTAGTACATACGGTCAAGACCTTGGCGGCGAAACACTAGGTAATGGTTTATTTCAGATGTCTTCATCTTTGAATTCTTCTAAGAATTGTTGTACGATATAGTCTTTAATACCTTCATCAATGAGTGGTTCAATGTTACGTTTTTGGATATCTAGCACAAAGTACATAGATTCGATGTAGCATTCTTCATCGATATCAGGTTCATTCTTTAAACCGTAGTTATCAAGAGAACCCTTTTCTGCTGGTTGGTAGTACATATCACAGATGAATGTGATTTGGGTTTCTTCATCGAAGTAAATAAAGTCGTGGTTCATGTTGACAACACTTGTAGAGTCATGTTGATAGCTTGCACAATCATCATTTGTTCTTGGGGATGCAGTTGTTCCCAAGGGCGGCTGTTAGGAAAATACTCTTGCATTTTCTTATAGTACTGTTCTACATCACTCATTTTTCAGTAACCATTCATTGTTAATTGCTTTGAAAGAACTATCATTATCGAGACACTTGAATACAACTCCTTCTGCTGGTTTGTTGATAAGGAACGAGATACCTTGACAACCTTCAAGGATAGTCTCTACGGTTTCATCTTCAAGAGTTTGTACTGTGATCATTGGTACAGCACGAAGATTCATGTGTTTAGCCATTGAGCGAGTATACTCACAGTCAAGGTACTTTTGCTCATCGATATCCCACATATCATACACAAAGAATGTATGCTCAGACAGCTCATAGTAGTTACCTTGGATACCTGGACCGCATAGCTCGCCTTGGATAGCCCAGTTATTACGGATGAGGGGCATAGCTTCATTGAGCTTTAGTTTAAGAGCCATAGCAACAAAGGCGTTACTAGTATCTTCAACTTTAAGGTCGATGTTACGAGAGCATACACCGAAGACACCGTCTTTGAGGTATACAGTCATTGATGAGCCATCAAGCTTTTCAGTGATTTCCCACAATGACGGTTCTTTAGACCATGCTTCAACAGTACGGCTCAGGTTTTGAACTCGTTCTTGGTCTGTCTTACGGATGAAGTTAGGGAAATTGCCTTTCATCATACCTGCGAGTTGAGCTGGAATATCGAGTTCCCACTTGAGGATGCCTAGTAGCTCAGTGATATCTTCACCTTCAGCGATACCTACACTTAGCACAGGTACTTCAGAGAATGGTAGTAATAAACCTTGACTGATTTGCTTTTTGAGTTTAACAGTTTTGAGGCGTTCACCTTTAACACCTTTGTATTCTTTAGGTTCTTTACCTGCTTTAGTTAGGAATGGAGCTACTTCATTAGGAACCCACGAGTCAATCTCTAGGTACACACATAGGTCACCTACTTCATATAAACCTTTTTGACATACTACTTTCCAACCATCTACAGTAGCTGTTTCAATTTTGTCAGCATCAGGGATAGGTGTTAGAGCAGAGATTCGGCGAATAGTTGCTAGTTTACGGTCAGACATATTAGGATCCCATCATTTCAACATAAGGTTTATACAAGGTGTTACGAGTCTCGAAGCTACCGTCATCAAACTTCTTAAGTACAGATGAGGTACGTACACGATCAGAACCCCATGCAGGGTGGTTTACAGTACGTACATGAGCTACAGTGTGACCGGGATACATTTCGGTATCAAAGATAGGTGTACCTACAAAGAATACAGTTGGCTTTTCGTAGTCAGCTGGACGTTCATCAAGGTGTTTGCTGTATGCAACGGCTGTCTCGATTGATACAATATCGTGAATCATATATTTCTTTCTGTAGTTGTCAGCAGCTTCTTGACGGTTATCATAGAAGCCGGGATGAGTGCATTTACCTACGTCACATTCACAGTAGGGACTGCAACAAGGTTTAAGGATCATTTAAGTTCTTTAAGGGCTTTACGGATTAGAGCTGCAGCTTTACGATTTTTACGTAGGTCGTTTTTCCAGATGTTTAGCTGTTTGAAGTCATGTTCAGTACCTTGTGGCCATGCATTATCAGAACGTTCCCAGTGGTAAGCTACTTTAGCTTTTGCATAGGTGATACACCATTCGATATGGCTTAGGTCGAACGCTAATGCTTTACGAGCGAGTGTTTTGGTGGATTGGCTGATCATAGGTGTTCCTTTTGGATAGAGTTAGCGATAGCTAAGGCTATCTCTAATGAATTAAAAAGCCCGTTCAACAGACTTGTGGGTCTGCCGAAGGGCTTATTTAGAGTGGATAGTTATCGCTTCAGAAGTCAGCGTCAGCATGAGATGAAGCAGCTGGTGCATCACCGTCATCATCGAAGTCAACGAAGTTACTATTCTTTGGTTCGTATTTAACGAGGTTAGATACTTGTACTGCAGTGAGCATTACAGAGGTACCTTCTTTGGTTACAACACCTTTAGGTGTCTTGATCTGGTAGTCTTTCAAGAACACCATGACGTTGCCTACAGAGCCATTACCGATGGTCTTAGGGTCAAGTGGCTGTTTGCTCATATCAACGACACGTACCTTAGTGGCATCTGTACCGTCTTTCTTTTGAGCTTTCTTCTTGAGGTTAATAGATACTTTACCTGTATCTTTACCGTCTTTATCTTTGACAGGCTTAGTTTTACCGTAGGCTTCTAGTTCTGCAGCACGTTTAGCAGGTACTTGAATAGAGATTTCGTACTGTTCAACACCAAATGGTGCTACTGGCTTGTCGAGTTTAACCCAGTGGAGTTCAACGTTTTTGATGATTTCGTTGCGGCCTTCTTGATTGTTTGCTTGTGTCATTTTGATTTCCTTTTGGAAGATAGTTTACGTTTAGATGAAATTTACTAGATGGTACCTAATAGGTAATGGTGTTGTTTTGGTTTGTGCCGAAGGCTCCTTACAAAGTTTTTAAAGAAAGAATTTTATGACAGAATCACAATCACAAACAGGTTACCCTGAGTATGAGCGTTCAACTAAAGGTCGCAGTGTTCACCCTAACTCACTCGCTAATCTTAAACGACTGACACCTGAGACCGCAAGGGTTAATCAGGTTAAGTCAGTAGAGGCAAAGAAAGCTAATATTGCAGCTCGTGAAGCAATGAAACTTAATGCTAAACACTTTCAAGAGGTCATGGATGAACTGCCTAAGTTATCCAGTTTAGACATTATGAGAATGGCTATTCACAAAGCTATTGCTGAGGACAACTACGAGGATGCTGCTAGGTATGCTGCTTTGTTAGCAGAGTATGAACAACCTAAGTTAGCCCGTATTGAACAGACTAACACTAATCGTACTGCAGACCTTTCAGATGAAGAGTTGCAAGAGATTATTCGTAAAGAAGGTTTATAGGATAACGATAGTTATACTATCATTAAAAATAAAGAGAGAATCAATTAAGATTCTCTTTTTTATTCCTACTTAGAGGTGTTCCCTATTAGGTTCCGACTAAGCAACAACCCAAGTTACGGTTGCTGTTTTCATCTTACCTAATTCGTAGAAGACCATGCTTTCAGGTTCAGCATCATCATCATGGTAGTTACGGAATTGGTTGAAGGCTGATTCAGGTGTTTCACCGAAACCTACTTCAGCGCCTTTACAGCAGTTTTCATCTTCTTTCATACACATCCACATATGATTAACCTTTCTTTGACAAGAACAAAGCCATACGAGTAGCTAGTGGGTAAGTTACTTCAGAGTACATACCTTCGTTTTTGTACTTCTCAGGTACTTCAAAGGCAGTAAACAAAGCATGCATACCGTTGAGTTCAGCTGTAGCTTCTGTATGGAGCTTCGAGTAGTAGTCTTTGTTGCTTTGAGCGTATGATAGCTCTTTCTTAACAGACTCTAGTTCTGTTTTGTACTTTTTGTTATCTTCATAGATATTTTTAACTTCAGCATCAGTTAGAGTGATGTTGATTGTTTCGAGGTCAGTGCCAGATACAGAGATAGAGATTGTGTTCATGATGTGTCCTATTTAGTTGAGAAGATTAAGCGCGTTTTTCGAGTTCAGCTAATACAGCTGCTTTAGCTAGGGCAAGTTCTTGAAGTTGTTTAACTACATAGGCATTTAATCCTGCATCAAGGTTGGTTAGTTCGGTTTGTTTGTTCTTGATTCGTACAAGAAGTTCCATGAGGCTGTCAGGACAAGTCTTTTCAATTACTGCGCCAAATACGATTGTTTGAGTGGTGATGATAGGTGTTGACATATTGTTTTCCAAGGTACAGAGTTGAGTATCGCCGATTTTGATTTCAGCACAAGGGTTGGTTATTTCCCTAGCTACATAGTAACAGCAGCTAACGGGGTCAAAAGTCAGAAGGTTTAGAGCTTTAGCTTTTAAGCAGATAGAGTTAACAGAGCGCTTTAGTTCTTTCGCTATTTGTAGAGATGACAGATTACCTGCATTGATTTCTACGCGTAGTAGTTGTAGGTCATAGTTTGACCATATTTTACCATGGTTTTCTCTATGATTTGTTTCATCCTGTTGGATGTTTAGGTATGTTGCGAATATGACTCGGTTCATACGAGTTCGAGAGTTTGTTTAATGCTTTTAATATCACTATTTTTAACTTTAATGATACGAATACGAGTCAAATCCATTGTATCCCACTGGTCGTTGATTTGTCTTACAATTTCTTGTAATGATGTATTACCGGGGAAGTCAAATAAGCTATCTTCATCAATGCTACCATCATTCTTTACAACCCAACTCAGGTATGTGAAATTAGCTTGATTGGTGTTAGGTTTATTGCTCTTTGACACGCTGGACACGGTTTTGCTAGTAGCCATTTGTTAGACTTTCCTGTTCTGAAGATATGAATAGAATGTGCTTTGGTTAAATCTTTGCATCGGATGATAGCATCAATCTCAGCGTGTAGGAATATTTTTTCAGGTAAACCTACAGCTGCAGCACATTCAGCTTGGTACGGATGAGACTTTGTATAGTTGTTTTGACCTATACTTAGTACTTTACCACGTTTATCATAGATGATTGCAGTTAGACTCTCCTTATTCCTGATCTTTGTCAAATGTCACTCCTGAATTTCTTACATACTTAACCCAGATGAGTTTACCATCTAGAAAGCATTTTTGAACCCCTGTTACGGGGTCAAATACGATACGTTCCTTATCCTTAACTGACTTACGGAGTCTAACGATAAGTTCTCGATAGATTTCGGAAGCGTTTTCGGGATTCCTCGGTAGTAAGCTTGGCATTTAGGTTCTTTCCTTTGTCTATTTCTCTTGAATCAAGGATTTCTTTACGTTTCTTTTCAGAGCGTTTATCGTACCATACTCTGAACAGCATCATAATGAGAAACCATACACTGAGTATAGCTAACCAGATCATAGGATTTCAGCTTTGATTGGTGTACCATTTTCATCAAATGTTACTTTGATATTGTCAGCACATGGTTGTTGATCAGCTGTAGCCCATACGGTGTTGTAACGGGTATCAACATGAACATGGATGTTAGCAGTGGTAGTTTTAGGTTTAATACGGAACTCGAAGTTTGGATTTGACACACGGTAGATGTCGAGTGGATCTTTATATTCTGAAACATTTAACCATTCGTTTATTCGACACAAGTTAGTACCACGAAACTCAATACGTTCACCTTTAAGGTAAGCATGAGCAATATCTTTATGGAAACCTTGATGGATTTGTGTAGTCATTTAGATCACCTCTGCGTTGGTTAGTTTGTTGTCTTCGAATGTTAATTTGAGATTGTGGTACGGTTGTTTAGCATTTTCATGTACGGCGTCAGTAAACTGTGTATTGTAAGCACCATCTTTGAAGACTTTAGTGTATCGTACATGAGTTTCAGGTTTGATACGATACTCGAAGTCATTAGGGTAGAAAGAGATGTCACTATTGTATTTGGCTTTGATACCCCATTTAGCATCTTTACGATGTTTCTCACGATACTCAATAGTTTTACCTGCGATATAGGCTTTGATGATTTCAATCATTTCATTACTCCTTAGTGACAATATAACCAGAGTCTTTGTAGGTAGACTCTTTAACCCTGAAGTAATCTTCAAAGTGATAACTCTTCTTTGATGAACTCCCTTCATTACTGGCATGTTTCTGTAATCCTACCCAGATACCATCAGTTAGACGTCTGTTTGGACCTCCACCAATAACATTACCAGTAATAGCAACAATAACATCTACTTGTTCTTGTGTTAAAGTAACTTCATATAGCTTCTGTTCTTTTTCTACAACCTTTGTTCTGGTCTCATAGGTAGTAGTAACAACTGGGATCTCTTCTGTGATAGTATCATAGGATACTTGGGTGTATGGAATAACTTTCATTGATAAACCTCTTTGATTATGTTCATTGATAAGACTCTTCTAAGATATAGTCATAGTATATGGCTATACTATATTCTCTTAGAATAGTCTCTTAAGAATGTCTTATAGGATATTCTCTTATTAATATACCTATAATTACCCAACCTAGGGAAAATCCCTATTAGGTTCCGGCTAGGGAATGGATGTCAGACAAGGGAACTTACTTTTTCTTACTCTCCTTTTCTACTAGTTCATCTAGTTTAGAGTTAACGATAACAAGAAGCTTAGAACCAAACTCTTTAGCTTCTGGAGTCTCGACAACACGTTCAACAGCGTAAGCACCTACCATCAGATACATAGTTTTCTTAGCAGGGATGAATACTAGGAATACGGCTGCAATGATGGCCACGATTGAGGATGTTTTGAATACTCGTACATCTTTATCAGTATTACGCCAACTACCTTCGGTACTGGATAGTCCTGAGATGAATGCTACTATAGCTGCTCCGATAAGAGCAATGAATGCTAGGCAGTTTAGGTTTTCGAGTACGTCAATTAGATAGATTGTCCACATGTGGATGTCCCTTTAGATAGTTTTTGATGATGGTCTGACGGGTATATGTCTGAGAGGTATATTGAGTTTTGTATCCTCAAGAATTCCACCCACAAACCCCGAAATCTCCCGAGAATCTCCGCCATGACACTCGTTCTGGTATACTCCATGCAGAATATACCCAAGGAATGCCATAATGGTACCTACTAGGAGCTGTTATTCCTCGAATGTCGCGAGGTATTTGTCGTAGGCTACTGCTTCTTGTTGGTACTTTGTGAGCTCCTGTAGGTATTCTCCTAGGATATGGTCTGTTGTTGGTGTTTTCACCCTATCTTTGTACACTTCTAGGTGCATTTGGTAGCTTTTCAGCAAGAAAGCTAGGTTATTGACCTCTTCTGAGGACATTTCTAGGTTGAATGTTCCTCGGTGCTTGGTTAGTCGCATAGGATTCCCTCAAATTGTGGTGTTTTCATGAACTCTTTGATGTAACTCATGAGCTTTTCTGGTGTACCGTTATCTTCGGCATTGATAAAGCAGTACATGAGTGTATTTACGACATCTTCTGCTTCTTCTTTGTTACAAGTGATAAGGATTTCGTCTTGGTTTTGTGTTACTTGCATTGTTTGTCTTTCTTTGGTTGAACTCTTTGTTTGAATCGGTAAGAAGAGCGTTGTTTCAGCTCTTCCTCCGTGTATTTCCTCTTAGTGTTAGCTTTAGCTAGCGCTAAATCTTTAGATTCGGACGAGTTGGTCATATGTAGCAGAGTATTCCACCATAGTTCCGTCAAGATCTACGATAGTACACATCTGTTCGAGTGCTGCCTTGGTAGAAGCGTATGCGAATGCGATAGGACGACCCTCAACATCAGCAGACATGAGAGCGTTGCATGCGAATTCTTCGAGAGCTTCATAGAGAGCCTCCCATGAGTCCATATCGAACTGAGCTGGTGTGAGTGGGTTGAGCAAGAGGTATTTTGTCATGGTATTTCCTTAGTTGATGGAGAGATTATTCAGCGATGATGATGTTGTAGAACCACACGTTAGGATCGTTACCACCAGCCGCAACGAACTGGAGTGTTTCTTGGTTATCGTATGCTTTCTGAAGGTCTTTGGTCAATGACTTCAACACTTCAGTGCTAACGATACGATCAATACGGCATTGACGCTTACGATTGTCAGAACCAGTAGCTTCAATAGAACGAGTAGTCTCATTGAAGGTGAGTTCTTTGAGAGTAACAGCTTGAGAGATACGATCTTCACCCAATGGATTGTTAGTTGAGAATGCAACATTGATCTTGTTGATTGATGTGAACTTAGGTGTGAAAGCTTTAGTCATGATGATTTCCTTTTGGTTAATGATTGATAGCAGGTACATACCCCTGATGCTCTGGTCTCACTTATACTCGTGAAGAGTGTATGATTAGTAGATGACTACAGTGACCATCGATGGAAGATACTTGTTAAGCTCTTCAATGCTGTTGGTCTTAGTGATCAATCGGTTGGTGTGTTTGAAGTACACGTAGTACATGGTTAGTCCTTCAGGTTGTAATAGTCAATGGTCTGTTGCAAGGCGATCTCTTCAGCTTGATCACGATGCATGTTTGCTTGGTACTCTAGTATACCAGCACGTTCTTCAAAGAACTCTCTTTGGACTTCATTGAGTGCTGATACCTTGATGTGGATCATTAATGACATACTGTTTCCTCTACTTGTGTTAGCAATAAGAATGCCTGAGCACATGCCATGATACCACAGACAAACAAGATGATAGCGACTAACAAGTCACCACGATCATGTTCAATCTCAATGATGGAATACATAACGCATGTACACCAGAAGGCAGCTACTAGAGCGTGAAGGACAGTCTCAAGAGGACGGAAGGGCATTGTGTTCATGTGATTCTCCTTAGATATGAACGGGAACAGAGCAAGACGCTCTCGACTGCTAGCAGACACCAGCAGACGACAGCACCCAAGCAGACACCACCAGCAGCCAAACAGAAGCTAGGGGGGTCACCAAAGGAACAAAGAGGGTTAACCAAATCATTTTAATCCTTTTTCACACACAAAGAAACTTTACCCATAAGACTTCCCCACAGACTTTCCCCACAGAACCCTACCCCACCCTCTTAAAAAATTATAGTATATTTTCTCCCAGGAAATTATAATAATTATTACTCTGGACTTTCCTATTAGTCGGTTCCTATTAGGAAAACATTTTAATACTCTAAGGACATAATGAGTAACCACAAAAAACTAGAAGCTCTCCGTGAGCTTAAACGCAGGGAAAAGATTAAAGAGTATGGTACTAACTTTGAGTTATTCGCCAAGGAACAAATTCGGATTCTCCCAAAAGACTCCCGAGAAGGATTCCAACCTTTTGTCTTTAATGAAGCCCAACATATTGTAAATGATGCTATTGAAAAACAGTTGAGAGAGACTGGTAAAGTAAGAGCTATCATTTTAAAAGCCCGTCAAATGGGTCTCTCCACGTATACTGCTTCACGAGTATTCTGGAAGAGTTATTTTAATAAGTATAACAAGTCTGTTGTTATGGCGCATGATAGTGCCACATCGGATGCTTTGTTTACGATGAGTAAGAACGTCATTCAGCATATGTCTGAAGAGTTCCAACCAGAGATGAAGAAGTCTAACGCCAAAGAGATTATGTTTGAACATAATGATAGTGGCTATAGACTGTATACCGCTGGATCTCCTGAAGCGGGTAGGGGTATTACGCCTACTATCGCACATCTTTCAGAGGTAGCTTTCTGGCTCCATGATGAAAAGATCTTAGCGGGTTTATTTCAGGGTATTTCACAGGCAGATGGTACTGAGGTTATTCTTGAGAGTACAGCTAACGGTGTAGGTAATTCTTTCCACCGATTGTGGAAGGGTGCCGTAGAAGGTACCAACGAGTATATCCCTATTTTCGTACCTTGGTATCTCATGTCAGAGTATCGTAGGAAAGCTCCTGAAGGGTTCGAGAGAACTGCGGAAGAAGAAATATTAGTAACAAGATATAACTTAGATGATGACCAGTTATATTGGAGAAGATTAAAGGTAGCGGAGGGTGGTCTAGACAAGTTTAGACAAGAGTACCCCAGTAATCCTGAAGAAGCATTTATTGTTTCTGGTAGTAATGTATTTAACGTAGAGAAGCTTTCAGCTCTTGTTCCTCAGCCTATACTCGCTCAGATGGACTTTAACTTTGAGTCCCAGATGATGGAGCAAATTAGGAATGGATCGATTGAAATATTTAAGTATCCTACTTTTGAAGATTCTTTTGCTATTGGCGCTGACGTTAGTCTCGGGGTGGGGAAGGACTTCTCGACGGCGGTGGTAATGAATGCCCAGAGGGAAGTATGTGCAGTATATAGAAATAATACTATTGACCCATCCCAGTTTGGCGATCTTTTGTTCTACCTTGGTAGGTATTATAATAATGCTTTATTGGCTGTAGAATCAAACAGTATGGGTATTGCCACCCTAAATAGACTAACTCAAATGGGTTATGTCAACATGTATTATCAAACGAAGATGGCTAACGTCTCGAAAGAAGAAGGAACCCGCATAGGGTGGAGAACCACAATGGCATCTAAACCTGCTATTATTGGATTCTTGAAGAATGCTATTGAGCAAGAAGACATATGGATTCCTTCCCGTATAGTTATCGGGGAGTTGATGAATTATGTGGCAGATGATAACGGACGGACTAACGCTATTGTCGGTCATAATGACGATACTGTTATTGCTCTTGCGATCGCGCTCGAAGTAATCCGGACTCACGGAGATAGATTAACAACTAACAAAGTATCCTTTACTCAGAAGATTGGTTCTTTTGAGCAAGATGCTACTAACTGGATATAAAGGATACTTATGGCGAAAGACCCAAGATTAGAAAGAGCTGGTGTATCAGGATTTAATAAACCTAAAGCTACACCCAGTCACCCTACAAAGAGTCACATTGTTGTGGCTAAGAGTGGTGACACAGTAAAGACTATTCGGTTTGGTGCTCAAGGCGTTAAGGGTTCACCCGATGGATCCTCTCGTAATGAAGCGTTTAAAGCAAGACATGCGTCTAATATTGCTAAGGGACCACTCTCTGCAGCATATTGGGCTAACAAGGTTAAATGGTAATATGGCTATTGATTTAAAATTAACTGGTGAACAGAAGAAGCAGATGCAAGCTTTTGTTAAACCAACTCCACAGGGTAAATTAATGAACCCCAAGGAAAAGGTAGGCGACAAGTCCGAAAGGACTCTCCCTATTCGTGGTCGCTAAGGAATATCCCTTGTGTCCTATCCGTTGGCTACTCATGGCAGGGATGATAGTAGTAGCAACTTATAACAGTCGTGTTGACTGATTGAATGATTGAATGTTCCAAGGAAGGTTAACATGACAGACAAACAACAAATCCATCGCTTTAAAGCTGATAGATATAAAGAGGCAGTAGAGGACGATGAACTCTTAGCCATGATCGAACAGGGTATTACTAACTCTGTTGGTGACTTCTTGAACAGTTCCGACATGGCTCGTGAACGTCAGAAGGCTACCTACGAATATGGTATGATGCCTCAGTTCCACTTGACTCCTCAAGGCGTATCTCAGATTGTTTCATCTGATACAGTAGAGGCAGTGGAAGGTTACACAGCTATCCTAGCTGAGCTTATGTTTAACAATAACAGACTAGCTCGCTTTATCCCTGCTGGTAGCTCACCTAAAGACTTTCACGAAGCTAAAGCAGCTTCTGACCTAGTCAACTATTCTATCTTTAAACAAAACAATGGTTGGGAAATCCTTAATACATGGGTTAAGTCAGCTTTGTTATGGAAGAATAGTATTGTTCGTTGGGAGTTCATTGAGGACTTTGACTATAACTTTGAAGAGTACGATGAGATTGAGCAAGCTAACCTAGACATTTTGTTAGCTGACGTAGACGTAGAAGTGATGGGCCAACTTAAGTACAAGCAAGAGCTTAGTACTGATAACGAAGGTAACTCAACCTACAAGACTATCTATGAGAATGTTCGCTTACGCCGTAAGAAGAACAAGACTCGAATTAACATTAAGAACGTACATCCAGAATGTTTCCGTATCACTCGTGATGCACATACACTAGATGATGCAGCGTTCGTAGGTATTCAGATCGATATGACTCGTTCTGAAATCCGTAAGTATTTCCCTCAAATTGCAGAGAACATTAACTGGGACACTATTGGTGATGGGTCATACGATTGGGCCACCAAGTACACCGAAGAGCAGTCAGCTCGTAAACGTCTTGTTGGTGAAGAGTACTGGTTGGGTGGAAATTCACGAGAGCTATTTCCATCAGAGGCAAATAGACAAATCACTGTTATCGAATGTTGGCTAAGAGTTGACAGAGACGGTGACGGTATTGCCGAGATGAAGCACTTCATTATTGCTGGCTCAATGATTCTTCTTGAAGAAGATTGTGACTCAGTACCTTTAGCAACTCTTTGTCCTTTCGAGGTACCTCACGAGTTCTTTGGTTTGTCTGTTGCTGACATGATTCGTCCAGCTACACTAGCTACTACCGCTATCATGCGTGGTTTCGTAGAGAACGTGTACTTGACAAACTATTCGCCTAAGCTAGCTGACCCTAACGTAGTTGACTTTAGTGCTCTTCAGAACATGAAGCCTAAACAGATCATTGCTACTAACGGTAACCCTACTGGTGCTGTTCAAGCGTTGTCACCTGATACTATCAGTTCAGGTACTGTACCTCTCCTAGAAATGTTGCAGATTCATAAAGAGCAAGCTACTGGTTTATCTAAAGCAGCTCAAGGTTTGAATGATACGCTATATGTATCAGGTAACAGTGAAGAAAAGATGGCTAAGGCTATGTCTGCAGCGCAAGTACGTATCCAGTACATGGCTCGTAGATTTGCTGAGACAGGCTTTAAACGATTAACAGAGGGTATCTACAAAACCCTCCGTGATAAGATGCGTGGCCAGACCATGCACTACTACGATCAAAATGACTTATTCAAGAGTATAGATCCAGGTACATTACCTTCTAATCTCTTGTTATACATTGATGTGGACGTAGGTGAAAATTCTAACCATAACACCATTAAAAAGATGGCTATGGTTGGTCAACAGCTAATTCCAGCTCTGCAAGCAGCAGGTGCGGGTGGTGCTGTAAACCCTGAAGCTGCAGTGCGAATTGCCTGTAAGACTTTAGAAGCTTTAGATTTAGACCCATTAGACTACATGGTAGACTATACGGATCCTAAATTTAAGGAACAAGCTCAGAAGTCTCGTGATGCTGAAAATACAGCTCAAGAGAAACAAAAAGCTTTGGAAGAGCAAGCCAAGCAATTGGACTTAGCACAAAGACAGGCTACGGTCGATCTTACTAATGTACAAGCTAAGAACGCTCTCCAAGATAATACAAAACAACTTATGGTTGCTCTTGATAAATCATATCAGGAGTGGGGTAAACTATATATCATGGCGGCTAAAGAAGGTGTTCAACCTCCTAAGCAACCTGACGTACAAGAACTCCTACGCGTAGCACAGGCATTCATTAAAGGTGATGTGACTGGCGATGCTTCCCGCCCACAAGGTGGACAAGCTATGCCGCAAGTAAACGGTCCAGCCGCTGCTATGGAACAACCACAAATGTAAACCCCGAGCTTCCTCGAAAGAGGGAGTTCACCTAACACTTAAGATTAATGGACAAATATAAAGACGGCTTTCAGAAGAGAACAAAGCCTAAAATGAACCATGATACTGGTGAATATGTTGTAGAACCTTTCCGTGATGCTCAAGTATCACTAGGTAAAGCAGAATTCGCAGTAAGAGAACGAGAACAATTCTTCGGTGAAGCATACTCAGAGATCTTAGCAGACCTCTTTGTTACTTGGCTGAAGACTGAACCTCACGCTGTTAAAGAGCGAGAGTTCCTATACCATACAGCTATGGCATTAGGTAGCGTTAAAGAAAAGCTTGTAGGTATTGAGATGCTTGGTAACAACATCAAATACATTAACAAGATGAAACAAGAAGCCAAAGAAGAGGGCAATAAAGATAATGAATAAATACGTTAAAGCAAGAGAAGTTCTAGTTCGTTCACGAGACGAAGTATTAGGTGAACTCGTTCGTGCAGGTGAGAGTGGTGGTGTGGGTCTATCCCAACGTTTCGCCCCTATTCTTGTTAATCTGCAGGGTGCTATCGAGGCAATCGATCGCATTACGGGTACACAAGATCAGCCAAAGGAAAACTTTGCTGAGAAAATGAAGGCTGCTAAAGCAGCTAAAGCGGCTGAAAAAGCTGCACAATAAAACGGACACAAGGAAATAACATATGAATTTATCACATCTCTCTACCAACACCCCTGCATCAGAAGTGAGCAGCGCGAGTTTTGATGACGGAAGTGTAAGTGCAGATTTGGAAGCAAAAAGTCTTGATGACATTCTACGTAATAGCCCCGCAGCTAAGTTGCTCGGCTTGGAATCTCTACCAGAAGAAGACGAAAGCGTCCCAAATCCAGATGAAGAGTCGGAAGAAGAACAAGCCCAAGAGAACGACTCGGAGTCTGAAAATGACCTAGATGAAAATGAAGAATCAGAAGAATCTGAAGAAGAGAATACTGTTGAGGATGACAAGTCTACCCAAGATACAGAGCTACCAACTGAAGAAGATATTGATTGGGAATACCAAGTACCCGTCACTGTTGACGGTAAAACTGAGTATGTATCCCTAGAGGAAATCCGCAAGGGTTACTCTACTGATAAACATCTATCTCAAAAAGGGCGCGAACTCGGCGAGCTGAAGAAGCAGATCGAGACTGAAAGAAATGAAAAGCTACAAGAAGTACTAACACTAGCTACGGTAATCAATGAAGAATTGACTGCCACTGAAACTAAGCTAGCTGAAGACTACCACAAAATCAAGAGTGATATCGATAAAGCTCGTGAAGAAGGTGATAGCTATACAGCTCGTGAGTTGAAGGAACAACTAGAAGCAGTACAAGAGAAGTATTGGAATGCACGTAATAAGCGTGAGTCTAATGCAGCCAAAGTAGCAGAACAGCTAAAGACAAACCAAGAGACACAACAACAAGCGTTACTGAAGTCATATGAGGAAAATATTACGAAAGTAATTCCTGATTACTCAGAGAAAGTTGCCAAGTCTATCCGTGAGTTTGCTGTTAAAGAAGGTCTACCTGAGACTATCCTTGATGTAATTTATGATGTTAACATTGTAAAGTTCATTAATGATTATCGCAAGTTAAAGACAGCCAAAGAAACTGGTGAAGTGAAGCGTAAAGCCGCCCCCTCTGTTAAGTCGGTACCCACTAAAAATGGGATTCCTGCAGCAAAGAAAGCGCAACAAGCTACTACTGAAAACCGTTCTAAGGTTCTTTCCGGTCAAGGATCAAAACAAGACGAATTAGATTTTCTAAAACGTATCTCTTCTGTGAGCAAAAAATTATAAAACCAAATTTCACTTTAAGGAAATAATAAAATGGCAGGTACTAACTTTGCAACTGGCGGTCCAAAAGCCGCCGCACGTAGCGCATCAGCTACAGGTAACGCAGTCAACGCAGGTGAACGCGAAGACTTGGCTAACTTCATCTCAATGATTAGCCGTGACGAAACTCCTTTCTTGTCTTCAATCGGTAAGACCAAGGCAACAGCCGTTTTCCACGAATGGCAAACTGACGAATTGGCCGCTCCTGCTTCTGCAGCTGTTGCCGAAGGTGTCTCTTACTCTACTCAGAACGCTGCTCAAGGCGCTGAACCTTTCCGTACTCGTTTGGGTAACTACACTCAGATCAACAGCAAGACTGTTACCGTAACTGGTACTAAGCGTGCTGTCGATCAAGCTGGTGTTGCTGACGAATACGCATACCAGCTCAAGAAGCGTGGTACTGAATTGCGCCGTGACGTTGAGTTTGACTTGGTCAACTCATGGAACAGCTCAAACGGTTCAGGCACCCGTAAATTCGGTGGCTACCAAGCTTGGGTTAACTACACTGCTGCTAGCACAACTCCTGCTACCGCTTTGAACGTATTGACTACTGGCGCTGAGTACACTGCACCTACCAACATGGGTGGTGGTATCGCTGGTACTTTCACTACTGTTACTTCTGCTGATAAAAACAGCTTACAGTTGTCACACGTTGACACCGTAATGCAAGCTATCTACGAAAACGGTGGTAAGGCTACTAAGTTGATGTTGTCTCCAGCTAACCGCCGTGTATTCTCAGCTAAGGCTCAGTCTGCTGGTTCTAGCTCAAGCAACGCTGGCGACGGTAACGTTCGTCGTAACATCGATGCTGACGGTAAACTCCGTCAATCAGTCGAGATCTACATGTCTGACTTCGGCGACATCATGGTTGTTCCTAACTACGTAATGGGTATTTCTAATACTTCCGTTTCTGGTCTCGACCAAGCCGCTAACTTCAGCGCGTTCTTGTACGACCCAATGTGGTTCAGCTACGCTTCTCTACGTCCTCTACAAGAAGTTGACCTCGGTCAGCTTGGTGACTCTATCATCGGCCAGATCGTTGAAGAGGGTACCTTGGAGTGCCGTAATCCAAAAGGCGCTGGCTTGATCTTCGGTTTGTCAGGTGCTTAATTGACCAATTAAAAAGGGAGGGGAGAAATCCTTTCCCTTTTTATTTCAAAGGAATAAGAATGGAATTTTTAAGAATTACGGCTTCTGATGGTACTCGTAAATATGTACCTGATAATTATGTAGCCCAAATTTCTACTGCTGCAGATACAGCGGATGCTGGCTCTAACTATGCTGCTCCTAAAGTAATCCGTGGTAGAATCACTGGCGTAAAGTACTATGATGGCCTTGTATCCACAGTGGGTGCTTTGGTGGTTGATACTGTTAGCGCATATGCTGCTGGCGGTACATTATATGAATACGGTTGTTTTACCGTTGATGGTGCTTTCGTAGCAACTATGCGTAACTAAACAAAAGAGGACACAATGGGGTTTCTATCACAAGAAGATAACAAAAATAGTTTCACAGTTAAGGCTGATGAAAAAGATTTTAAACTAGAACAAAACGTTCAAGCATACAAAGACTATGCTGCCCTTTCCCGTGAGCAAGATACATTTGCTGCTAACGGAAGAACATACCGCTCATTCGCTATCATCCCAGATATCGTAGCTATTGATATGTTAACTAAATTTGGTTTAGACATTCATGCACCAGACTTCATGCATGACCCTCTTAACCTACGTAAATTAAAGAAACTAATTGACACGGAATACCCGGCGCTCAAGACAAGTAATGTAAGAGCCTTATAAGGAGAATAACATATGGCAACCCCTAAATTTGACGCACTAGTTGCGAAAGTAAGAGACTGGTCAAATAAACCCGAAGTACAAACTATTCCCGACAGCGTCATTCAGGATTGCCTATCTTATTCTGGTGATGAATGCTACAGACAATTAAAGATTCCTCCACTTGAAACTACTGTAACATACACTGTTACTGCAGACGATAACATTGGTGAGAATAGCTTAGGTCTACCTTATGGTAATGCCTACACTTCATTTGCTGTACCTGAAGACTTAACTCAGTTTGTGTTCCTTAGAACATTAGCTCAAGAAAATGCTGGTACTTCTTACTCAACATTCCCATCTAACGTCAGTAAAGTATTCAACGAGATTACTGATAGACGTACCTTCTTTGACCTTTATGGTGAAAAGTATTCAGTGTATAACTGGATGTGGATGGACAACAAGATTTATATTCACCCACAGTTAGCTGTCGGGGCTACCGTTCAGATCAGCTATTACCGTAGACTTCCTGCATTGAACGCTTTGTATAGCGTTATTCCAATTAACTACTTGATTGGTCTAGCGGATGCTAACCAACCTTATTTATCACTAGTAGTTTCTGGTGGTACTAACCTTTACTTCTCTACTTCTGCAGGTGTAACTAAGTGTTTTGCAACTTACGCAGAAGCTGAAGCTTATAACGCTACCGTTACTACTAAGATGTATACAGGTAACGAAGTACCTAACTGGTTACGAGATAGTAATGAAAGACTGTTGTTATGGGGTGCTCTCAAAGAATTAGGTGCATACCTATTTGACACAGCAATGGAACAACGCTACGAAAAGCGTATGGCAGAAACTATTGCATCTATGAATAAAGAAGAGAAGTGGCGTAGATCACTCGGTGGTAACGTTCAGACTAACTTTAACACTAACGGTTTGATTTAAGGAGATCTGAATGGGATATGAACTAAAACCCGGTACAACTAGCAGCATTGCTGCAGGTGGCCAGTATGACGATTTATCAAGCACATCAACACAAACGTATGCTGTGCTTGGTGCTGAAGCTGTTGCGGCTGCTGCCCTTAGTGCGGCTGCTGCATTAGCATCTCAAAATGCTGCTGCTGCAAGTGCCACTGCTGCTGCAACCTCAGCAACTAATTCTGCTTCAAGCGCATCTGCTGCTGCTACTAGCGCAACTAATGCAAGCACATCAGCTACTAATGCTGCAGCTAGTGCGACTACAGCAACTACCCAAGCGGGTATCGCAACTACACAAGCAACTAATGCAGCAACTAGCGCAACATCTGCTGCTAACTCTGCTACAAGTGCTTCAACAAGTGCTACTACAGCAACTACTCAAGCGGGTATTGCTACTACACAAGCTAGTAATGCTGCCGCTTCAGCTACTGCTGCAGCTGCAACTCTAGTTGCTGTTAACCAAGTATTTGATAACTTTGATGATATCTACTTAGGTGCTAAAGCAAGTGATCCAACAGTTGACAATGATGGTAACCCTCTTGTTGCTGGTCAAATGTACTGGAACACCACTGAACAAGAAATTAGATTTTATAACGGTGCAGTTTGGGAACGCCCAGAATACTCTGCATCCCAGTCAGCTTTAGCCGCCGCTGCTTCTGCCGCACAAGCCGCTACTAGTGCTACTAGCGCTGCAACATCTGCAACTAATGCTGCCACTAGTGAAACTAACGCCGCTAACTCAGCAACAAGTGCATCTACCAGCGCATCTACAGCAACTACTCAAGCAGGTATTGCTACTACACAAGCTAACAACGCCGCATCAAGCGCAACATCTGCAGCTACTAGTGCTACTAATGCTGCATCAAGCGCGACATCTGCAGCTAACTCCGCAAGCGATGCTGCTGACTCTGCCGCTGAAGCTGCTGCAACATTAGCTTCTAAAGCAAATAATGGCGCTAACACTGATATTACTTCTTTAGGTGGTATTACTGGTGGTATTAGTACAGTTGACTTTGTTCAGTTTGATACTACACCAGAGACAGTACCCACTGCACCTGGCTCGTTATATTGGGACTCAGCTGACGGTAATCAGACACTAGCCTTAGTTATGGCTGATGGTACAGCTACACAACAAATTGGCGAAGAGACTTACTATCGAGTAAAGGCTTCTTCAGCTATTACTAACGGTCAAGTTGTAATGTTTACAGGTACCGTTGGTGCCTCAGGCGCGTTAACCGCAGCTCCAGCAACTGGTCTAACAGCTGATACAGCTTCATATGTCATGGGTATTGCTACTCAAGATATTGCATTAAACGGTTGGGGTTATATTACTTATTTTGGTTTAGTAAGAGGATTAAACACTTCAGCATTTGCCGATGGTACTATTCTTTACTATGACCCTTCTGTAGCTGGTGGTTTGACTTCAACAGTCCCAATGGCACCTAGTGCTAAGATACAAGTATGTGCTGTTGTAAACTCTCATGCATCAAATGGATCATTGTTTGTAAGACCAGCTTTCGGTGGTACCCTTGGACAATATGAAGGTGACGTTGCTATTACAACACCTGCAACAAATAACTTCTTAGTATACAATACAAATAAGTGGGTTAACCAAACACCAGCCCAAGCACGAACTTCAATGGACGTAGACCAAGCAGGTACTGCAGTAGCTCTTGCAATTGCCCTCGGATAATAAAGGAAAATAAATGGCAAATACATTTACATCTTACGGTAACAAGTCCGTAGGTACATCGGCTGCAACAGTCGTAACAATTGGAGCATCTACTCAAACAACCGTTATTGGTATGTCATGTGCAAACACCTCTGTAGCACCTGTTACAGTAGACGCTTACTTTACACGTTCTGCAGTAGACTACTACTTAGTTAAGGGTGCATTAGTACCTGTAGGTTCAGCTATTGTTCTTGTTGGTGGTGATCAAAAGGTAGTGTTAACTACTGGTGACGTACTCAAGGTAGTCTCATCTGCAGCATCTTCTATTGACGTAGTCACATCAGTACTCAATATTACTTAAGGAGAGTCTATGTCTTATATTGGCAATACTCCAGAACAACAATCGTTCACTCCACAGGTAGACTATTTCAACGGTAACAACTCAACGACCTCATTTACACTTTCACGAAATGTAGCTTCAGTAGCTCAAGTAGAAGCTGTTATTGAGAACGTTGTTCAGAACCCTACAGATGCATATACGGTAAACGGTAACACTATTACGTTCACTTCAGCACCTCCAAGTGGTACTAACAATATCTATGTAAGATATACTTCTCCTATTACTAACGTAATGGTACCTTCAGCTAGTTCTGTTAACACTAACGAGTTAGCTAACCGAAGTGTAACCTCTGCTAAGATGGCTAATAGTGGTTATGAATATGGTATGCGTAACCGTATTATTAATGGCGATATGAAGATTGACCAGCGTAATGCAGGGGCTAGTGTTACATCTGCGGATTCTGCATATTCCTTAGACCGTTGGAAAATGGCAGCTAGTCCAGCGGCTAAATACACCGCACAGCAAAATGCAGGGTCGGTTACACCCCCAGTTGGTTTTGTTAATTATCTAGGTGTCACTTCAAGCTCTTCATACTCCGTTGGTGCTAGTGACTATCAAGGTATTCAACATCGAATTGAAGGCTTTAACGTAGCTGACTTAGGATGGGGAACGGTAAACGCAGCACCCATTACGATTTCGTTCTGGGTTCGTAGTTCGTTGACGGGAACTTTTGGTGGGTCTTTGTATAACGCAAATGCAAACCGCTCTTACCCGTTTACGTTCTCAATCAGTGCATCAAACACTTGGGAACAGAAAACACTTACCGTTGCTGGCGACACAAGCGGTACATGGTTAATGGGTACAAATGCTGGTCTAACCATTACATTTGGTATTGGTGTAGGTTCTACATACAGCGGAACTGCTGGCGCATGGGCTGGTGCTTTGTACTTCTCAGCCACAGGTGCAACAAGCGTAGTTGGCACATCTGGAGCCACTTTCTACATCACAGGCGTTCAACTAGAAAAAGGCACTCAAGCAACTCCTTTTGAGTATCGTCCATATGGTACTGAGCTGGCTTTGTGTCAGAGGTATTGCTACGTAATGCGAAGCAGTGACGCATATACACGCTTTGCACCTGGATATAACTCATCCATTACACAATTGGTAACAACAATCCCGTTCAAGCAAACAATGCGCGTGCAGCCAAGCTTAACTTGGAACGGTACGTTTAACGATACCGTTACAGGTGCTGGCCTCGGCACAGTAGCTACAATGACAACTGATGGAAATTCATACGACCACGCCTCTATGCTTTTCAACTACTCGTCGGGGGTCGTTACCATAAACGCGGCAGGGGCTTGTCGAATTAACGGGAATGCCAGTTGGTATGCACAATTCAATTCGGAGCTTTAATCATGTACAAAATTCTTGGTAAAAATACACCACATCAATCTGTATACCTCGAAAATGCAGATGGCTCAATCGTGAGCTTTCCATTCGACCCCGATAACACAGACTACCAACAATATCTCAAATGGTTATCTGAAGGTAACACCCCAGAATCCGCTGATCAACAAGGAGCACAATAATGGCTATTAGTAAAATCGTATCCAACAGTATTGCTCCTTCGCAAACTCTAACTACCCCTGTAATCAGTGGTTTAATGGATCTCCAAGGAGGTCAGATTAAATTCCCTGTTGCTCAAGTTGCATCAGCTGATGGGAATACATTGGATGACTATGAGGAAGGGACTTGGACGCCGACTTCTGGAACATCTGGTTTAACAGTTGCTTCTTTTGAATATGCTGCGTATACAAAAATTGGACGCCTAGTTACAGCGTATTGCTACATCGGTTCGTTAAATAACACTAGCGGTTCAACCATAACATCATTCCAGTTAAATGGGTTGCCGTTTACTTCACAAAATTATGGCCCGTGCTTTCAGTATTATGGTTCAACCAACAGTACCGCTAACTTATACGTGCAAGCGAACCAGCCGTATGCGCTTATATCTCGTAATGTTACTCCGGGTGCGGGTACTAGCGCTATGTTTGCGTTCGTCTACTTTACCAATTAAGGAACACATCATGTCACTCCAAGAAACCAAAGTCGTAGACCAGATTACCGTAACAGAAAACGGCACAATACTTTACCGTGAAGCAACTCGCATTACTCGTGATAACGAACAAATTGCCCAAACATACCATCGCACTAGCCTAACTCCCGGACAAGACCTCACAGGTCAACCCGCTAACGTTACAGCTATTGCACAAGTAGTATGGACACCTGAAGTAATTGCTGCATACCAAACTCGAGTAGCTATCCAACTAGGAGAATAAATGTCATACATCGGAAATCAACCTACGTATGCTGCTTTTGTCACTGATCAATTCAGCGGTAACGGTGGTACTACCTTCACCATGTCGGTGGCACCTGCAAACACAGCTTCAGTACTCGTAGCGGTTTCAGGTGTACTACAAGACCCTTCCACATATTCTGTGAATGGTTCTACTCTAACATTCTCTCAGGCACCTCCTGTAGCTACTGCAAACATTTCAGTACGTTACATGGGTATTCCTGCGAGTGGTGTTACTAACACAGCATATAGAACTGTAACTGAGTTTACAGCGACTAACGCACAAACAGTCTTTAATGTGCCATCCTATACAGTAGGATTTATTAACGTATATCTTAACGGTGTTCGTTTAGGTGCTGCAGACTTTACAGCTAGTAATGGTACCTCAGTGACACTTACTGCAGGTGCTCCTACTGGTGCATTAGTTACTACAGAATCTTTCTATGTAAGCTCTGTGTTGAATGCTATCCCCGCTACGGCTGGTGCAGTTAATACTTCTTACATTGCTGATAATGCTATTACGTCTGCAAAGATTGCTGCAGGTGCTGTTACTCAGGCTGATCTAGCGGCTAACGTTGCTGGTAATGGTCCTGCGTTTAGTGCGTATATGAACAACACTCAATCACTGTCAGTGAACACGTCTACAAAATTGCAATACAACACAAAAGAGTACGACACTTCAAGTTTTTATGACACATCAACATACAGATTTTTACCGTTAATTGCAGGCTATTACCAGATAAATGCGGCAGCTCAAGTTGGTGGGAGCTCTACATTTATTATGTATATAACTAAAAATGGAAATTCTGTAAAAAACCAAGGGGCTTCTATAACTGGAACAAACAGTAGTTCTGTAAGTGCTACTATTTATTTAAACGGAACAACAGATTACATTGAGCTGTATGCTTATCAGTCTTCTGCTGGCAGTCTAAACGTTAATCCTGGTTCACAGTGGTCTTATTTTCAAGGCTTCTTAGCAAGGGCAGCATAATATGACACTCTACGAAAAAATTAAAGCAATCTATCCAGAACTGCAAAACGCAGATTTTATGAACACTATCCGCTTACAAAACGACAGTGATGGTCGTGGTGACTATATCGCCAAGTGGGAACATCCCACGTACCCTAAGCCAACGGAGGAACAACTAAATGACTAATGCAGTAGCCTTAGCACAGGGTGGTTCCCTTAATACAACCATGAGGAACCGTATTATCAACGGTGATATGCGGATTGATCAGAGGAATAACGGGGCTAGTGTTACTCCTACTAACGCTCAATATGTTACTGACCGTTGGGCCTTTGCTGTAACAGCAGCATCAAAGTTTACGGCGCAGCAGGGTGCCGCCTCTAACCCACCAGGTTTCCCGTTGGCAATGTTGGTGACATCATCCTCTGCTTATTCAATTGGTAATGGCGATATCTTTGCAATTTTTCAGCGCATTGAAGGCTTTAATACTGCTGATCTTGGATGGGGTACTGCGTCTGCTGCTCCAATTACCATTTCGTTTTTTGTTAGAAGTTCTTTGACAGGTACTTTTGGAGGTTCTGTAGCAAATAACGGTAATACTCGTTCGTACCCATTTAGCTACACAATTAATGCAGCAAATACTTGGGAACAAAAAACTGTTACAATTGCTGGAGACACAACTGGAACGTGGCTGACGACGAACGGTGTTGGACTTAATTTGTCATTAGGTTTTGGTGTTGGCTCTACATACAGCAGCGCGGCAGGTGCATGGGCATCTGGTAATTATTGGTCATCTACCGGCGCGGTCAGTGTTGTAGGCACATCAGGGGCCACCTTCTACGTCACTGGTGTACAACTAGAAGCAGGCACCTCAGCTACTCCGTTTGAGTTCAGACAGTATGGTACTGAGTTGGCTTTGTGTCAGAGGTATTGTGCAACGTTTGGTGGTCTTTGGAATTTGCCTTCTAATTCATATTTAACAATTAAATTACCAACAGTGATGCGAGGATCAATGTCATTTCCATCGAACACTACTGCGTATGGACAATCCTATACACCAACTATTGTTAGCGCATCAAATACGCTAGATGGTGTTTTGGTCTATCCAAATGCGTCAAGTCCAACAATCATTGGTTTTAACGCCACAGCAACTGCGGAGCTATAAATGACAACGTACAAAATGCAAAAAGTTTATTTAGATGGAATACCTGCGATGATTATGAGCAGTGACGGGGTGCTGTTTCCACAAGTAGAAGACAACACAGACTACCAAGCCTATTTGAAATGGCTTGCTGAAGGTAACACACCCGAACCAGCAGAGGAGACTACACAATGAGTTTAACTACAGTTGATCCCGGGTTACTGAGTGGACAATCTCAGTATACGGGGTTTAAGAATCGTATTATTAATGGTGCAATGCAAATTGACCAGCGTAATGCAGGAGCACAGAATAATTTAAGCACTGGAAATCCCACCCCATTTGTTGCAGATAGATTTAAAACTTTCTTTTTTGGCTCGACATACTCAGGAACAATGGCGTTATCACAAGTTGTTTCTGATGCGCCTATTGGTTTTCAAAACTCAGTAAAGTATACAGCAAATCAATCTCTTTCATTTGACTCTAATAAGCTAGGTGTATTTATGACCCAAGCAATTGAAGCAAATAATTGTTTTGATTTTTATACAAGCGGTGGTGGCATTTCTTCTATGTCAGTTTCATTCTGGGTTAAAGCCAGTAAAACTGGTACAATTTCCGTTTCTGTTGAGGCTTTAGGTGGGAGTTCAACTGCTAGCTATTTAACCTTTGTTTCAATTACTGCAACAAATACTTGGGAATACAAAACAGTAAATATCCCTGAGAATTCATTTGGAGGAAGTGGTCTTTTACTCGGTAATTCTGCAGGGTTACTGCTAAATATTGGCTTGGCTTCAAACGGTTCTTGGCTTGCGTCTAGTAATACTGGATGGAAAGACTCAGCAAACCGCGCTGTATTTATTTCAACACAAACTAATTTTTTATCTTCTACAAACGATACAATTCAAATCACAGGCGTTCAACTAGAAAAAGGGACTACGTCAACATCGTTTGACTACCGCCCGTATGGTACTGAGTTGGCCTTGTGTCAGAGGTATTTTGAGCGCGGTAACCCAAAGGTTTTCGTGACCGGTACCTACGCCTTGGGCTCGTACACAAATACTGGAACTGGCATTTACTCATTCAAACAAGTCAAGCGAGCTAGCCCAACCATGACGATGAACAGTTTTAATAATATCGACAATGCAAGCAATGCAGGCATCTATGCAACAGGTGGTCAAGACTCTGGTGACTCGTTCTGTTTTACGTTGACTATCAACAGCTACACAAATTACCCGTACGCCGTGGCGTATATAAACTTTAGCGCAAGTTCGGAGCTATAAATGTATCAAGCAATTCAAGATTTGCCAAATGGCGTCAAGGTTAATTACGTCAAGCGCCTCGCAGACAAAGCCTTCATCCCCTTCGACTTAGCCAACACAGACTACCAAGCCTATTTGAAATGGCTGGAAGAAGGCAACACGCCTGAAGAGGCTTTGACTGAAGTCTTAGTACCAGCAGACGAGGTTCAACAATGAGTGATCACCAATTAACAACAGAGACGGGGGCTGCAATGATTACTAAAGCAACTCCTCCAGTGACTATATCCTTAGCGACAGTTGCTGGTTATCAAGTATCTGAGCTAGTCTTATGGGCTACTCTTATCTACACCGTGTTAATGATCGGTCATAAAGCCTATCAAATCTACAAAGAGTTTAAGGAGCCTTAATGCCAGTACTCATTCTTGCAGGAGCAATCAAAGCAGTTGAAGCAATCCAGCAAGGATGCGAGATGTATAAAGAATATAAGGGAACGGTTATGCGAGCAAAGAAAACATTTGATGAAGTTAAAGGTATCGCTACTGAAGTAACAAACGTCAGTACAGGTATCTGGGGCTTTCTCAAATCAAAATTCTTTACTGATGAACCACCTCCTAAAGTAGTTGCTCCTAAAGCTGTAGAAGAAATTAAAAAGATCACTAAGCCTACAAAGGAATATGAGGAGTTTGATGAGCAATCTGTTAAGACTGAATTAATTAAACAACTCAAGATATTCTTTAAGGCTATGATCGCTATGAAAAAGAAGATAGCAGAACAACAGGAACGTATTGACCATAGTGAAATAAACCCTGATGAACTCTTGGATATCTCTCTTGACCATGTAGTAGCTCTCAAAGAAATGGAGAAGCTACAAAAAGAAATTCGTGAGATAATGGTTTACCAGAGTCCTCCCGAGCTAGGTGCATTATATACAGACGTAGTTAATATGTTTGGTATTGTACAAGAAAAACAAGAAGCAACTCATCTTCGTAATATGAGAAAAAAGAAAGAGGCATACCAAAGAAAGCAGAGACTTTTAAATAAGTTTCATAGTAGAATTTCTTGGGTAGTTGTCGTGGCAGTAATTATTCTAGAAGTATGGGGGCTGTTATTAACAATTCATCTAGCGAAACCGCATATATAAGCTTCCTTGTATTACTCACGCTATTATTCTTTATTATATTACCCTTTGAGTTATACCTTTATATAATCGTTAAAGACGCAGTTGATGCGTGTAGGAGATAATCATGGACGAGATTATGAAAAAGAAGTGGACCTATTTAATGGGTCTTACTTACATGGCAATTAACATTGCTGACTTTATTGTCTTCCCTATTATGTACACTATTGTACAGTTCTGGGAAGTACAGGCAGCTAACGATGCCTTCCGTCAGTGGGTTCCATTGACATTAACTAATGGTGGCTTTGTGCATATTGCCTTTGCTGCTATCCTCGGTATCTCTGCTATGAATAAGAAAGAGGAAGATGCTAAGCCTGTTTAACCCTTCGGTTATTCTTGGTATTATTATTGCTATGGGTGCCTCATTTGGTTGGGGTCACCACATGGCATACGTTGAGCAACAAGCCGAAATAGGTAGGCTCAATGCAGTTATGGCAGAAGAAGCTGCTGAGACTAATGCAAAGTATACTAAGGAAAAACAAGATGCACAAATTAAAATCACTAAGCTTAGGGCTGATATTGATGCTGGCGCTGTCAGGTTGTCAATCCCCAGTCCCGTATCAAATCCCGCCTCTGGAGCTTCAGAAGCGAGAGCCGAACTTGACAGACAGACTAGTCAAGCTCTTATCACCATCACAACAGACGGAGACGAAGCAATAAGAGATTTGAATCTCTGTATTGATCGTTATAACCAAGTAAGGAATGTTAAATGAACCTCTCTGAACACTTCACCCTAGACGAAGCCACTCACTCTGACACGGCTATTCGTATGGGTATCCCTAATCAACCGTCTACTCTACAACTAGAGAACATGAAGGTTGCTGCCCAAAAACTAGAACAACTCCGTGCTGTTACTGGTCCACTAAACATTAACTCATGGCTACGTTTGCCTGATGTTAACGTAGCTGTAGGTGGCTCTAAGGTATCCTCACACATGGATGGTTGGGCTATTGACGTCTCTAGCTCTAAGCTGACCCCTATTCAGCTATGCCAAGAAGTAAAGAAAGCTGGTATTAAGTTTGACCAGATGATCCACGAATTTGGTCGTTGGATGCACATCAGCTTTGCACCTGAAATGCGTCAACAGGAACTCACTATCTTCCGTCCAGAAAACAAGTATAAAGCTGGCATCCTCACAGAAGCAGAATACCACGCAGCGTAATCGGTACCTAATAGGAAACAATCTTGAAAAGAAACCAACGTAACAAGGCAAAGGAGCTTGAGGCACGTCCTCGCTCTTTCCACATCCAACCTAAGACACACAACCAAGGATTATTGTTAGACGCTATCGAGTACTTCCCTATCACAGTCACCTTAGGTGCGGCTGGTGTAGGTAAGACTTACTGTGCAGCCTCGAAGGTAGCACAACTATTTCAGTCGGGTACATATGACCATATTATTCTTACACGGAGTAATGTCCCTACAGGACGGTCATTAGGTTTCTTTCCCGGCGACATCAAAGAGAAGTTAGCTCCGTGGCTACTTCCTATGATCACAGTATTACAAAAACAATTAACACAAACTAAGTACGAATACTTACTTGCTAAGGATACAATCCAGTACCAACCTATTGAGACTATCAGAGGTCGTTCATTTGAGAACGCTCTTATTTTAGTTGATGAAGTACAAAACATTACCATTGAAGAATTAAAAGCTATTACTACTCGCTTAGGTGAGAATAGCAAAATGGTTCTTATGGGTGATGCTTCTCAGTCAGACATTAATAATGGTAAAGATATTCTCAAGTTCTGTAAGATGTGTGAGAACGCAGGTATTGAGATTCCTATTGTGAGATTCACAGTAGACGATATTGTAAGATCAGACATTGTAGGTGACTTAGTCAGAATGTTTATTAAAGAAAAGATTTAAAGGAATTACTATGGCAACACCAGTAGAACAATTAGGTAGAGGTGGTTTAAATACTGATCTCCCGCCTATGATTGTACCTCCGAATACGTTTACGGATTTATTAAACGTGCGATTTGATGATGAAAGCGTACAAACTACTACTGGTGAAACCACTTCTAGAGTAGTTACTATTACACCTGACTATGGCATTCACTGGAGACGACCAGACCAAGGATATAATATCTTTGCTAAGAATGGTAATATTGTCCGTGTAGATGCTGCAGGTAACCAGTCAACAATGTATACAAATACAGATGCTGGCTATAACAACAGTGATTGGCAAGGTACTTTATTTAATGGAGGTTATGCAATTGTCCTTAATAACGGTGCTACTACCCCTGTATATTGCTTATATGGAAGTGCTTCAGCTGGTTCTACCTTCCAACCATTACCCGGATGGAACTACATTGCAGGATTAACTGTTACTGCTAAAGTAATTCGTTCATTGAATTATTCTCTGATTGCAGCTAACTTAACGATTAATCAAGGTGGCACAATTACTTATGCCCCTAGTACTGTACGAGTATCTGTTCAAGCTGCTACAGGTAATATCCCTACAGTATGGCAACCTGGTATTACTACCGATACTGCCGATGAATTTGAATTAAACTCTACTTCACCTATTTTAGATATGGCTGAATTAAGAGGGAATATGTTTATTTATTCTTCAGATTCAATTAATATTTTAACTATTGGTGCAACAACAAGAGTGTCACCATATAGTAAGTCATATGGTATTCTTAGTACAGACTGTGTAATCGAGGTTGACGGTAAACATTTTGTTGTTGATCGTAATGATATTTACACTCATAATGGTTCTGGTGCTATTGAATCTATTGCTGACTTCAGAATTAAGAAATACTTCTTTAGTAATCTGAATAAAGATTATATTAATAAAGTACATCTTATTAAAAATTCTTTCTATAAAGAAATCTGGATTAATTACCCTAAAGGTTCATCTACTGTTTGTAATGAAGCTTTAGTTTATAATTATAAAAATAATACATGGTCTAAAAGAACATTACCATCGTTAACATACTCATTTACTGGTCCATCAAATATCTCTAATGCATTCCAATATGGAAATGAAGTAGTATATATGACTACTAATACGAACCAAACATTAGTTACTGACAGTAATTACTTAATGTGGAATGGTTCAGCGTTGACTTCATATACTTCTTATGTAGAGAAGAAGAAGCTTAATACAGGTGACGTTACTGGTAGTTCTTTGATTAGTGCTGTGTACCCTGTTTTTGATAAGGTACCCTCTGATGCTTCGATTACAGTACGTGTTGTAGGCCAGAATAACTACGTTGATGATGTTGATTTATCCGTAGATGATCCAGAATTAAAAGATACGTTTACATTTTTACCTAATAACCCTAGAGCTCAAGGCTATAAAGTTGATCCCCGAGTAAATGGTCGTGTAATGAATTACAGGATTACTTCAGGTGGTCCTTGGCGTATGGCTATGATGGCGCTTGATGCACGAGCTGCAGACAGGAGATAACTATGCTTACACCTCCCTATACTGGTAATGCTGAATTAGATGCTTTCCTTTATGACATTCATTTAGGCGGCATTGAAGGTTCTGGTACTGGTTCTGGATTTGTAGTAGACAGCGTTACTGGTACTATTAAGGACGACCAAGGTAACGTTGTTGGCTATCTATATCAGTTTATCCATATTAAGTATGCTGATAGTAATACTGGTTTGAATATTAGCAATAGCCCCACTAATAGAAGTTTCTATGGTGTTCACAATAGTACAAACGGTACTGAGGATACTGTAAATCCTTCTGACTTTACTTGGTATGAAGTTCCATTTGGATTTTCTACTACTCGATTCTTGTACTACCAAGTACTAGGTGGTAGACAAATTAAGTTCACTGTAGAGACTGCACCTCCTGACTATCGATGGTTAGTTGATTCAGGCGCAGCTGTTAATTTAGATATCTTAGTACCTACAAAAACTATTTCTTCTAATGAGCTATTAGATGCTGCTGTTACTGAACTAAAAATTGCTAACGCAGCTGTAACATCTGCTAAAACAAACATTGCTGCCATTAGTGCTGCTACAGGTAACCTTGTGGCTAACTCAGTAGGTACAACCCAAATCACAGACAACGCTATTACTACCCAAAAGATTGTAGCTAATGCTATTACTGCAGGTACTATTGCTGCTAACGCTGTGACAACTTCTAAGATTGAAGCCTCAGCTATTACTGGTGAAAAGATTGCAGCTGGTTCTATTACTGCAGATAAGATTGTATCTGATTCAATTACTGCTCTACAGATTGCTGCGGGTGCTATTGGTGCTTCTGAGATTGCTGCTAGTGCAGTTACTGCTGATAAGATTAACGTAGGTACATTATCAGCTATTTCTGCTAATATGGGTACTATTACTGCAGGTACTATTAGATTACCCGCTACAGGTAGTAGTTACATTATTATTGATGGTAGTAATAACCGAATTGATGTTTATGATTCTGGTGTATTAAGAGTTAGGATTGGGCAACTATAATGGCGTTAGGTATAAAAGTATGGAACGCCTCAGGTAATGTTATTTTAGATTCTACTGACTCAATTACAAGGGTTATTGATGTATTTAACATTTCTTCAAGCACAGCAAGCGGTAGTCGAACATATACAAACTTACCTGCAGGTCGAGTGTGGTTTCAATACTATGCGCCTACAGGCGGCGACTATTTGCCTAGCATAACTATATCAGGTAACGTAGTCAGTTGGGTTTATAATTCTAGTTTTAGAACAAATGCAACTGTTATACTAGGAGTTTTTTAAATGTCTTACGGGCTACAAGCTAAAAATCAAAACAATGACGTTGTTATTGATTCTGATTTTAGAAACTTTGTTTTTAAACAAAAACAAGTATTATCCTTTTCACCTGTTTCTGAACGTTCGGGGATGACTATTATCAACATTGCTCGCCAAACAGTAACGTATTATGGTGGTATAAGCCCTATTATTGCTATTAAAACAAATGGTGAAGTTGGTATAACCCAACTAGATATTTCTGGATCTACTTACACTTGGACTTTTTCTGCTAATACAGCAACTGGTTGTACGGTTTATATATTTGATGTACCTACAACAGTATCTGGAACTACTGGTATTCAAGTGTTTGATGGTTCAAGCCAATGTGTTTTTAATAGCGAAAACAAGTACATGAAAGTAATAGACACTTTCCCTATAACTTGGGGTAATAGCTCATGGCCTACGGTAACAAGAACTTACACATCAGGAGACTATGCTGTTGCCATTGGATGTCCTCGAACAGTTAGGATAATTGGTGGTTCAGCTGACACGGATGCTATAACTGCTAGTGCAACTACCGTGACTGTTAAGTACGGAATTGCAGAGCATACCGCTTTTGTCAGGACATTAGGTACATTCAACGGTGATAACGTTGTAACAGGATTAACAATTAACGTTGCAGGATTATAAATGAAAATAGTACTGATGTCCCACGAGGACGTATTAAAATACTGGGACACAGTCTCTAAGCATCTTAATAAATGTTTAGTTCATGGGCAGAGTGAATCTACTCTTACTGACTATCTCAGGAAAATTCTTAATGATCAAGCTCACTGCTGGGCTATCATAGAGAATGCACGTATTACGGGCGTAGGTCTAACAGAAGTGTTATGCTATGCTCAACATAAAACACTTCACATTATTGCTTTCTCTGGTGAAGATTTTAAACAACAAGCACAAGTATTCCCTACAGTCGAAGAGTTCGCTAAGGGTCTTGGTTGTAAGGCAATAGAACAATGGGGCCGTCAAGGATGGGCTAAGGTACTACCTGAGTATGTACCCGGATTTAAACAAGCGTACGTGGTTATGCGAAAGGAATTAGAATGAGTTTATTTAGTGATGTCTTTGGTGGCGGTAATAGCGGTGCAGTAACTGAATCAGTACCTGCTTGGTTACGTCCATATATGGAAAAAGCTGCAGGTAGTGCTACTAGCGCGTATGATGCAGGTGAATTAAGTAAGGTTGCAGGTAAGAATTTAAACCTAAATACTGGCTTTGGAATGGGCAGTACTATTTCTGATACCGCTACATCGGGCTTAGATACGTTACAAGATCAACAAGCAAGGTTATTAGAGCAAGCACAGACAGGTGGTCGTGCAGATCTCCAAGCAGCTCTTGATCAAAACTTAGGTCGTGCTACTGCTAAAGTAGGTCAAGACTACGGTGCATCTGGTACCTTAGGCTCTGCACGACAATCATTAGCAGAAGGTACCGCTAAAGGTGCTATCATTGCTGACAATGAGAAAACTATTATGGCTAACAAAGCTGCAGGTGAAGCTGCCTTATCAGGTAACGTAGGTAACCAAACAGGTTTAACAACAGGTACAGCTAGTGCATTAACTAACTTAGGCAGTGCAGAACGTGGTGTTGATCAGTCTCAACTAGACTCAACATGGCAGGGTATTCAGCGTATGTCGTCTGCCGTGTATGGTAATCCCGCTAAACAAACTGCTATGGGTGGTAAATAATGAATAGAAAAGATCCTTGGGATTGGTCTACCCCTTTTCAGGGTAATCTACCACAACCTTTAGGCGCTCAGATAGCTCCTTTAGGTAATCAAAACAACATGCAAGCCCCTCCACCTATTCCCGGTCAGCCTAATATGATTAGCCAAGCTGTTCAAAATAGAGTTGTTAGTCGTGGATTGAATGAGGTACTACCTGAGAAAGCAACCGCAGCTATCCCAAATAAGGCACCTGTGGTTGATGCTGTCCCTGTTCCTGTTGAACAGATTGCTGCACCTGTAATTGAAGCTGCACCATTAGGTAATGGGCTAGCCGCAGCTGGTGGCGGTAGTGAATTGCTCGCTGCAGGTGCTGAAGCTCAAGCTTTGTTAGAAGCTCAAATGGCTGCAGCCGCTGCTGCTGAATCAGGTGGTTTAATGGCAATGCTATCAAGTGCTGCTGCTGCCGCTTAAGGAGAAATAAATGATTGCACCTTTATCTGCAAAACAAGAACGCGAATGGGCTAAACACCACGCTAAGGAGTCTCGTGAGTCTAAAAAGATGGAACACGAAGAGAATCGTAAACAACAATTACACGAAATAAAGCTACAAGAAGCCGCTGTTAAAGCAGGTCAAGGTGTTGCTCATAAAGAAGAACTCCACGGTATCAAAGTAAAAGAGCTAGGTGGGCCTCTCTCTGGTAAGCGAGTGAATCGTCAGAAGCTAGGCTTACCTAGTAACAACCCTTTAGCTGGTTCTGAAGTATTTAACCGTGGCCAACACATGTTACCTAAGGGTACTGATACGGTACCTGCTATGCTAACTCCCGGCGAAGCTGTTATCCCTCGTGCTGCAGCTCAAGACCCTAAGAATAAACCATTGATCAAACAAATGGTTCAACAAGGTCGTCAAGTTCAACACCATGCACAAGGTACTACAGGTATTGTTCAGAAACAAAATATGATTCCTATCTTACCTAAAGTAGCTGCTCATCGTAAAGTAAAAGGTTACGCTGACGGTACTGAAGCGGTTCCAAACATGACTAACTACTACCACACAGACAGTGCTGCTAGTATGTCTGATGGTACTACTGAAGTGCAACCACAATACTATATTGACGGTGTAGAGGAAGTGCCACCAGTTGTGGTTCAACCAGAAGTTGCCCAACAAGAACCTGTACAACCAATTGTACAACAAGAAGTTGTTCAACCTGAAGTACCTCAGCCTGTTGTTCAACAAGAAGCAGTACAACCAGTTGTTCAGGCAGAAGTACCTGTACAACCCGTTGAACAACCTAAGCCTGTACCTGTTGCTGAAGTATCTGCTGTACCAACAGTAGAAGATAAAGCAGTTGTTCCTGCACCTGTTGTAGAAGCTGCTGTTACTACCCCACCTAAACCTGTTGCTCCTGTTAATGAGCGAACTAAACCAGAGTATTGGGTTAAACACTTACAAGGTGTGCAAGCTGATTTAGACAAAGCCGCTGCAAGCAGTAAAGATCAACAAGGTTTTGTAGACTCCTTTAAAGATATCTTCTCATACAAAGGTTTGAAAGACGCTCTTGGTTTGAACAATCAAGAAGTGGCTCGTATGGCTGTTACCTACTTAGGTGGTCGTGCTCGTGGCTACAACGGTGCTCAATCATTATCTTACGCTGGTCGTAGCGCTTTTGATAGCTCATTACAACGTCAGAACCGTGAAGCCTCTGAGAAGGGTGCTAACATGCGTCTTGGTGTACAAATGGCTGCACAAGAACGTACAAGTGAACGCCTTGATAACGAGACTAAGCGCAAAGAACTTGCTGCTGAGAAGAAAGAGTACGCTGCATTAGCTGCTGCTAAACGTAAAGAACTTGAGAACGATCAAGACCGTTACGAAAACTTTGCTGCTAAAGATGTACCTCCTAGTGTTCGCCAAAAGGCTGTTGATATCGCTTACGCACCGCTTAAGGGTTCTACACCTGAAGAACGTCTAGAAGAACGTCGCCAGAACATGCGTCAAGCTACTACATTGTTAGCTAACAGTGTTGTATACAAAGACCCTAACAGCGGTCGTCATGATCGCGTTGCTAAATGGGGTTATTACGAAGATGCTAAAGGTAACACAGTATATGCTGCACAAGACCCTTATGGTTCTGGTGATATGATTGTACGTCATCCTAACGGTAAGACTGAAAAGATGGGTGGTCAACTATTACGCCCAGAAGGTACTACCGCTAAACAAGGTGAGCTTGTAGCTAAGGTTACAAAGAATTACTTAGAAGGTACTAAAGGTGCTGACGGTAAACCTATTGACACTTCTGCTGTTGGCGCTAAGATCATGACCGTTATGCAGGACTTCCCCGGTATTGGTGATAATCCGTTTGCTGTTAATGCTGCGATTGAACCAACCGTTAAAGCTCTTGCTGAATCTGGTAAAGACTATTCTGCTACAGCAGTACGTGCTGCCTTCACAGGTAACATGGTTAAGACTTTGATGCCTACTCAAACTGATTTGTTTGTTGCTCAAGGTAGCAAGCCAGGTGCTGTCAAACCAGTATCAGGCAGCTCATTAGTAGAGTTTGGTAAAGCTATGCAGGATGCTCAATCAGCTAACAGAGTTGATCTTTCTAAAGCAACTGAAACATATGTTGACGTTTGGAATAAACTACCTGTAAATGATAAGCAAAAGATTGCCAACACTACTCGTGATGGTTATTCTCCATTCCAAGAGTTCGTTATTCGTGACGTTAAGAAACAAAAGTAATTAAAAGGAGGTGAGCCTATGGGTTCATTATTTCAAGAAGCATTAGCTAACAGTAAAGAGGTTAACCCTCAGCCATCTCCAATGAAGGTTAACGGTGTAGAGTCTATTACTACACCTAACTGGATTGACCCTGATACGGTAAAGTTGGGTAGCCAAGCATATCGTGTTAAAGGTTACAACGCTCCAGAAGTACCACACATTAAAGGTGGTGTTTTTGTTCCGGGTGAAGATCAAGGAGCATCGGCAAAGATTCCCGAGTTAGCTCAACCGTTAGGTTACAATAATATCGTTACTACCGGCGATGAAAGCTACACACGTAAAGTAGGTGATATCCAAGATAAAAGAGGTAATAGCTTAAGTGCTTTAGTTAATGCTACTAGTTTAGCGCCTATTAACAAGTTTACTTCACCTCAAGACTTAGATGCAAGGGCCGCTACTAATGCTTTTGCCTTCTTAAACCCTAAGATGGCTGACAAAGACCCTGCTATTGCTGCAGGTATTCAAGCAAAGAAAGAGGAAGAGCAAAGAGCACAATCTTTAAATCGACCTTTGTATATGCCAAAGGTAGAAGTCTTTGATGAAGCTCAATACGCTGGCTTCAAGCGTAGTATTGGGCACCAAGCTGTTAAACGTGAAGAAGAAGAAATCGCTCGGTTAGAAAAGTCTTTAAAGGAAGACAACTTACCTACCGATCTTCGTGCATCATTAGAAAAACGTCTTGAGCAATCTAGACAAACAATTTATGCTGCATCAACTACTCCTGATTTTGTTGGTGGTGTAATGATGAGATCTAATGATCGCACTATTATGAACCAAGCACACGATCAAGCCACTGTATCATTTTACAATGGTTTATACGACATTGCTAAAGGTGTTGGTGGTGTATTGCAAATGACTGGTGATAAAGCTGGTTGGGAATGGTTAAGCAAACGCGCTGACCAAGGTGTTAAGCGTTTAGGGGTTGAACAAAACCAAATGCCTGATACACTATCTTCATTCAGAGACATCAATACAGGTGGTGGTGCTTGGGATACTATTGGTAACTCAGCTACCTATGTAGGTAACTTAGTTGCTGGTACATTACCTCAAATGGTTGTAATGGCTGGTGCTGCTATGGCTACAGGGGGTACAGGTGCTTCTGCATGGTTACTTAGCTCTGCACCAAGTACTGCTTTATACTCTGGTCAGTTTTATGCTGATCAACCTGACGATAAAAAGAATGCTGGCTTAGCTACCTCTATGGGTATTGCTTCGGGTATCCTTGACAAGCTTGGCTTAGACTTTATGATGGGTAAGCTCGGTAAGAATATGTTTACTGCAGCGGGTCATAAGGAGCTGGTGCAAGCTGTTGTTGATAACAGTAAAAAGACTGGTATTAATCTTTCTAAGGAAGCTGCAGAGCAACTCATTGAAACAACATCTAAGTCTGAGATTCTTAAATTAGCTCAGTTCAGTGGTGACTTTGCCAAGCGACAAATTGCTGGTATAGAGATCACTGGTAAACGTGCTGCTGGTTTAGCTGTACAAGCTGGTGGTGAATCCGCTACAGAAGCTGCTCAACAATATGCTCAAGCATGGGGTGAGTCAGGTAGTTGGAGCAACAACTTTAAGTATGCTCGTGGCTTTGAAGACCAAATCTTAGAAGCTGCAGTAGGTGGCGGTGTGATGGGTGGAGCGTTCCATGCATCAGGTTCTGCTATGAATGCAGCTCAATGGCATTCAGCTATGAGCGCTCAAGAAGAGTACCGTAGAGTACTCGGTGAGTCACAAGTGTTTCAAGCTGAGAACGCTAACAAGGTAGCTACTAACAATGGTGGTCATCGTGATATCTTAAGTCTTGTTGATGCTACTTCAGGTGAAGCTACTACTGGTAAGTCAGCAAAGTTAGCTGATATCCCTTCTGAAGATAGTTTCAGATGGAGCAAATTACTAGAGCCAGGTCGCTTAGTACGTCAACTAGCTCACACAGCTATTCCATCTATTGTAGATGAGAACGGTGCTTTAAAAGAAAACTTAGGTCACCTCAAGGCTATCATGGGTGGTTATGGTATTCTCCCGGGCGATCATGCTTCAGGATACTATCAACGATTACTTGGTAAGTGGTCTGGTGGTATGGTCATTAAAGACGGTAACACAGAGTTTATCCCTACCAACAAAGACAGTTTAGCTTCTATGTTAGGTGTTAACACTGCAGAAGCTAACAAGATGGTACGTGATGCTTGGGTTAACTACTGGTCTAAGGGTCAGGAAGTACCCAACGATACTCCACAAGGGCAACACCTTAACTGGTGGAAGAACGCTTTAGATGAGACTCGTACAAACATGCTCGAAGAAGCTCGTGTTGCGGGTGCTGATACTAGTATGGTAACTAACTCTAACGCCTTGTTTGAGTCATCTAAGATTATTCCATCACAGATTGTTGCTCACAAGAACGAATTAGTTGATGCTTTAGTTTCAGAAGGTGCTACACCACATGAAGCTCAACAGGCGGTTACTAACATTGTTTCAGGTAACAAACAAAAAGCTTCTTTAGCTCGACACTTCTTATCTGAACATAAAGTATTCTCTAAGCCTGAGTTAGCTCACTTATTTGAGAGTAACGTGTTTGATAACATTGAGCACGTTAAAGAAACATTAGCCAACAACATCATGCGTAACCGTTATATCGGTAAAGAAGGTGAAGTTATTGGTAAGCTATTATTAAAGGCTAAAGCTGCAGGTGAGTTTGGTAACGACCCTAACGATACACAATTTAAAGCTACAGTATCTGAAGTAAAAGCTTGGGTAGATATTATGAATGGTGATTATCATTCGCTACGTGACTACCCTAACCTTCAAAAGCTATCTAACTTCTTTTGCACAGCTACAATGTTGTCATCGCTAGGTAAAGCTGCTTTGTCTTCTCAAGTAGAAACCTACATGGCTACACTTGGTACTCCTGCTCATTTGATTAGCAAACAATTAGCTACTTACTATAAAGAATACGGCAGTGAAATTGCTTCTGACTTAAACAAAGGTAACTCTTGGGCTACTTCTGTTATGGGTATTAGCATGATGCGTAATGTACCTGATATTAAGCTACAACGCAAGCTATCAGAGTTATACAATGAAGCTACGCAAGCAGATGTATCTGAGAAACGTGCTACAGAGATCTCTGAGGAAATCGAAGGGCTACACAAACGATTGTTTGGTCGTTCTATCTTTCATAGAGTTGGTCTAAGTGAAACAGGCTTTGATGCTGCATCTAAGTTTGAATACCAAGATTCAGTAGGTTCTACTGCTCGTAAAATGATGGGTAGATTTGCAAGCTTGATTACGTTACGTGCTCAAACAGATGCAAACCGTTTAGCTGTTATCAGTGTTGCTGGTGATATCTTAAGCCAACAGTTAGTTACTCTATCTACAGTTGATCCTGCTATTCGTAGTAGTGCATTCAGCTCAGGCAAGGGTTTAACTAATGAGCAAGCTCAGGCGTTAACAGAGCTACAACAGTACGGTCTTGATGTTAACCTAGCACTCAAGTTCCTTGAAGCTACAGATGGTAAGAAATTACCTTTTGATAACTCATTTACTGATGCTGACTTAGCTGGTGACCCTGAACTACAACGATTCCAAGATCAAATCTTTACTGTGATAGGTAACTTTGTGGATGCTCGTGTAGTTAATCCGCAAGCACATAACACACCTAAGATTTATAATGACCCTCGTTGGAAGGCTATTACGTTGATGCAGAAGTTTATGGCGACAGCTCATGCTGTTATCTTACCACGACTGTACAAGCAATACCTCAAAGAAGGTCATGCGGGTATGAAGTACTCTGCGTTTGCTACTATGGCTGGTTCATTACTAGCTGCTCAATTAATTAATCAATTAAAAGATTTCTTATCATACGATGAAGAAAGAGATAATCCGTATCTAAAAACAAGAGCTAAGAAAGCCCAACGGACTCTTAACACTTCTGGTCTACTCGGTCAATTCGAAAAGATCACTGACAAAATGTCACCCGTTATTCCTAATTCTGGTCCTAAGTTTACTAATGATCCAGCAGGTTGGGGTGTTGACAAAATTAAAGATATGTCTCCAGTTGCTTCTTGGACTTCCAAGGTAGTAGGTGGTACATATAATACGCTTAACGGCAATACTGAAAAAGGCGTTAAACAGCTCGTAAGAGCCGCGCCCGTGGTAGGTAGCTTTCCTAGATTAGCTAAAGACTTTGTTTCAGCATTCAAACAATAAAGGTAAATTAGAATGAATATTCGTGCTCCTAATGTTAATGCAGCAGTAAGAGCACCACTATCCGCAGACCAGCTTCGTGCTATGTCTTCGGGTATGTTTGGTGCACAAGCGGCTCCTGAGATTCCCGGCTCTGAAGCCGTAACACAAGGTATTAAACAGTACAATCCATATGCGGTTGATGTTCCTCAAATGCCTGACACTGGTTTGAAAGGTGTAGTTGAGGCTACCCCTATCACACCTACCTCTGACTATACTGACTTAGCTATGGCGACTCAGTCACCGTACGCTGCTCGTCCTCGTTACGAACCTGTTCTTGATGAACAAGGTCAGCCTATGTTGGATGAGAGTGGTCAATACCAGACTCGCCCTATTGAAATGGGCCGTTTCGGTGAACAACAACAAGCTGAATTAGAACAGGTACCTAACTTTGGTGCTGCTATGGGTGATGGTACTGACTCAGTAGGTATTGCTAAGAGTATTCTTGGCTTGAAGACTGCTGCCAGTGAGAACGCCCCTGCATCTCCTGCTACTAACCGTAGTGAGATGATGTCTGGTCGTGCTTCACCTGAGACTATTCGTAAGTGGGCTGATACGTCAGCTCCTTCTTTGTCTCTTGTAACTGAGGATACAACCACTGATTTGTTTAGTCCTGAAGCTGTTGTAGGTTCTACGGATGAAGGTTATGAGGGTGTTCCTATTGGTATGAAAGTGTTTCATGACCATGACATTCCCTTCGAATTAGCTCGCCCTGTTTCCACTGTGTTTGGTATTGCTCACGCATTAGCTAACGCTCAAACAGGTACTATGCGTGGTGATGAAGCGCCTCCTGTTATTGTAGACAAGAACGGTAAAACTCTTGAAGATGCTCTTCCAGAGAAAGATATTGTTAACTCTATCATTCATGGTGCTAACAATGCGCTTGACCGTTTGGGTTATAACTTACCTCCAGAAGCTGTACGTAGACTTGCTGAAGCCAAAGTTAAAGCTGAGATCTACCGTGGTAACTATCGCCCAGTAATGAGTAAAGATGGTCACTGGGTACTAGCCACTTCTCCTGATATGAAGAAGCAAGCTCGTGACTTAGCTTACTTGACTGCTGCTTTATCTGGTGATGAGCGTAGAAAGTTCCCTTCAAAGGTTCCTCAATTATCTGGTTCAAGCTTCTTGAAGCCAGGTTCACAGACAACTAAGAACTCACTACGGTTTCCAGGTGCTAAGGCATCTGCAGCTGAAGTTGCTAAGGATATCTTAGGTTCTATTGCTGAAACGTTCGAGATGATTTCTGTTATGTCAACGACTAAACAGATGCAAGATATTGAAGCCAAGTTGGATGATCCAGCTAACCCTAAATACTCTACAAGTATCTTTGCTAAAAGACACAAGATGTCCCAAGAAGACTACAACAAGCTAAAGGATAACGTCAGCCCTGATGAGGGTATGTCTATGAATGATCCTCGCTTTAAGGCTAAACAAGAACGACATGCAACTGAAGAGATGCAAGCTCGTTTGGCTAAGCTAAAGTATGATGTTCAAAACGCTAACGATATTAAAGGTTTAGCATATACTGGTTATATGCACTCAACAGCTAACCAACGTTTCTTCCGTACTAATGCTGGTACTGATATCTTAGCCTCTAAGAACGGTACTCGTGAGATGCTTAACTTTGGTCTCAAGTCATTAGCTAAAGCAGCTGATGTGTTTGACCCTAAACAAGTTAAGCGTATTCAAGATATGTCTAAATCAGTGTTCTCTAAGGTAGGTCGTGCTCGCCAAGAAGCTCTATTAAAGATGACCCCTAATGATCGTGCTATGCTTGGTCTAATGGAAACTGCTGTTGTTAACTTCTATACATTCTCTGGTGACCCTTCTATCCAAGATAAACGTATTGCTAAGTATTCAGAAGTTGACTTGATCAACATGTATACTCCTGAGATTGGTATGCACTTAGCAGGTCTAGGTAAAGAGTTCGTTCAGTGGTTGTCAGGTGATACACAGGTTAACACCAAGAACATTGAAGAGCTATTAGCAGGTATGCCTCGTGGTGAAGCTCAAAGCTGTCAGAACTTATGGTTTGATATGGCTAACCTATACGAAGCATTTAAAGATCCAGCTCAGAAAAATAAGCTTATTAAACTTACTACAATGAACTATGATGACGGTAATCAGAACGGTGTGTTCTTACAGTCATTGTATGCTGGTAAGCCTGAAGTAGCTGTTCGTTTGGGTTCTTATAATCCTAACCTTGCTGACATGCGTGGATTCGCACTCAACAAGATTGGTGATAAGCTTGAAGACTTCTTAAAGAGCAAAGAAGAAAAGCTAGATGCTTGGAAAGAGTTCTTAACTAAAGCTAGTAAGACAGATAGCATGGCTTCTGACTTGTTTAAAGTACCGTTGATGCAGTATGCGTATGGTAAAGATGGTTCAATGTTTACTGAACACATCTATGAGTTCATTAAAGACTCTGATACATATGCACCTATTGCTTATGATGCTTTGATTAAGTCTGGTGCTTACTCTGACCTAACTACTGCTGCAGACGATATGTCTAAGGCTATGGAAGCTACTCTTAATGAAGTTATTGACCCACAATTTACTAGCACACTAAAGCGACTTGGTCGTATGTTTGCTGTGATGGGGACTGTACCTACTATTAAGGGTGTTGCTGGTGATGACTACGTGTTTAGCCCTGTTGATGTCGGCTTTATCCCTGACGCAGCTAAGGATGAAATCCAACAAGAAGTAGATGAAGAAGGTAATACTTACATCGCTAAGAAGCGTGGATTCCAGTCTAACACTTATACAACTCCTGATGGTGTTGTTGAGTCTACAACTGCTGTACGCCAATTCAACCCTAACGCTACTAAAGGTCTACAGAAATTCTTCAACAAGTCAAAGGACAGTTACGACTCTTTCGAGAATCCGTTAGGCTCTGCTTTATCTAGATTACTAGGTGTTATGCCTATCCAGTCTACTGACGGTGACTTACTTAAGTTGATGTTAATTGCTGTAAACTCTGATCAGAAAATTCCATTACCTGTAGCAACAGTTCACGACTCGTTGATTACTACAATGGACACTATGCATCTATACCGTAATGCTTATAATAACATTGCTATCCCACAAGCTGTACCAGAGATTAAGAAGTTTGCTTCTCGATTGAAAGACGCTTATGACAAAGCAAGATCAGACTTGTTTGCACAAGTATCTGAAGACAAGTATATTGGTATTGGCGCTAATGGTGACTACCCTTCATTGGGCGCTCTCTTTGATGAACTAAATAATAAAATCAATAATGATCAATACAAAGAAGTGTTCTTAAGAAGAAACAATAACAAGCTAGAAAAGTGGGAAGAGTACGTAGCAAAGTCCGAAGAGACTCTACGTGAAGCCCGTAAACAAGGCTGGAGACCTAACACTCCTAACTTAGCTATTGATTCTGCTCAATTCAAACAGTTGTTTAGCCTATCAGAATCACTACTTAAAATTGGTGGCGCTGAGAACCGCTTTAAGCAATGGGTAAATAACTTCGCTTCAAACGTTGAGCAAGGCTTTAAGAAATTAAACCTTAATCCAGACGTTCGTAAGCATGGTATTGCTCAGATGACTCAAGCAGGTGGCTCAGGTAAGCGTATGGTTTCAAAAGAGCCTACTGTTGAACCCCCCAAACCTGTTGACTTAGCTTCTATGATTCCTGAATTAAACAGATAAGCAAATAAAAACCCCTACTAGGATTATTCCTAATAGGGGTTATTTTTTTTTTATTTCTGTTGAGCCATTAGCTCTTTGACTTGACGTCTTGTGTTAGTGGCCTGTTCAACTGCTGCAGCCATAGCTTGCTCTTCAGTATTACCTTTCTTTAGGTAACCTTCGTAGTTCTGCTTCTGCATCTTTTGGATTGCTGCTTCATTGATTGCTGGAGTACCAGCTAGGTTAGGGTCTAAACCTAGTTGCTCACATAAGTCAGCATCGGAGGTTTCTGAATCACCACGGAGGGCGAAGATATTGTAGTTCTTGTATTCACTCATTTAAAGCTCTTTCCTACAGTTGCTTTTAGTTTCCAACGTAGCTTGGATAAGTCTTTGAGGTAATCACCTACAAGAGTTTCTAAACCACCATAGCAGCATTCACCAGAAGCTTCGTATAGCCATTGACCGTTACGCATTAGTACTTCAAAGTCTTCGAGTAAGTTTTCAATCATACTACGGCTAGACATGTTAGCAGAGGCAGCTTCAGCTACTTCAGAGATACCAAGAATAGCTTTCAAAGATGATGGTGCTGGCTTGTCAAGTTGACGTAGCTGTTCACCAAACATATCGTGGTACTCATATAGGAAGTCGTATACTTCACCTAATAGGGCATGGTCTTGAGCAAACGTTGGACCTTCTACGTTGAAGTGGAAGCCATGTGCTTTGTAGTATGTTACAAAGTTATCTGCAAACAAACATCGTAGTGCTGATACAATAGCTGTTGAATCATTTTTCATCTTTATCTTCTTTCTTTTCTTCGGGTTTATCTTTAGGTTTAAAAATATTATCCCAGTTATCTCTTACTTTTTCAGCGTCTTCGTTTCTACGCCCTGAACCTTTACCCATATTAATTCTCCTGATTGAATGTATCCCATGATGACTCATACAATGGGTCATAGGGTAAATTTAATTCGTAGTCTTCAATGTTATCATCCATGATTGTGTCCTTGGTGAGTCATGACGGATTCAAACCGCCGACCAACGGTGTAGAAGACCGATGCTCTATTCACTGAGCTAATGACTCGTTATTAGTGGAGGAGACGGTGAGATTCGAACTCACGGAGCCTGTTAGGACTCATCTGGGTTCAAGCCAGATACATTAAACCACTCTGACACGTCTCCGTTATTGGGCAGAAAGACGGGTTACGCTCCCTGTCTACCTGTTTCACAGACAGGTGTGCTACTATTACACTATCTACTGCATATTACTTGCTGGCACAGCGTGAAGGAATCAAACCTCCGTTAGCGGATTTGGAATCCACAGTCCTATCACTGAACGAACGCCGCATGTTGGTCTGTGCGGGTGGATTTGAACCACCGATTTCCTGCTTCCAAGGCAGGTAGATTAACCAGACTTTCTCACACACAGATTATTATTGGTGGATCCTCTAGGAGTCGAACCTAGTTGCCATAAGGCCACAGATTTACAGTCTGCTGCAGTCGCCAATGCTGCTCAGAATCCTTTGTTCTTGGCTCCGGATGTCGGAATCGAACCGACCTAACCATTGATTAACAGTCAAGCCCATGCACCTTGCTCGGGTTTTCCGGAATAAATAAGTATGAGAGGTAACCCATACTCGTTCTTAGTACTTCACCAACGACACCACTCATCAAGTGGATTAGCTACTAAGTTTCTCTTTCCCTGTGGGTTTCGCCAAAGAGCACTGGCTAGTCTGATTAGGACGCGTTGGTTTCCTATTAGGTTCCAGCTAGAAACTTACGGGTCTCAGCCAGAGTCATTGCACCCTTTTGAGTACGCAAAGTATTACCCTCAGAATCTTCTAAGATAAAGAAAGGAACACTACGGATTTGATGCTTGATTAGGATTTCTTTATCCTGACCTGCATCAATCTCATCTAGGGTTGTATTGAACTCACCTTCAAGATCGATATCCTTTAAGATATCAGTCATCATCTTACATGGACCACACCACTCAGTGTATACTTTAATTAGTTTGTTCATTATTTCTTTCTAAATATTTAACAGCTTTGTTTAATCCAGACAAGGTATCACCAAAGATACCAAGCCCTTTGTTACATTGACCACATAGAATACCTCTAATTTTACCAGTAGAATGATCATGGTCTACTACAGCACTTTGTTTAGTAGCTTTACCGTCTAGTTCTACAGGTAAATTACAAATAGCACAGCAACCATCTTGATCAGCGATTAACTTATCTCTTTCAGGAGAGGTAATACCATACTTTGATCTAAGATGTCGGCATGTATTACACTCTTTGTATGATGCTGTGTATTCTTTGTTAGTATTATTGGTGTTCTTTACAGAATAAGTTGCTGTTTCATTTTTACAACCTGTATTCTTACAAATCATAACTCGCAGTTTCCGGCGGTACAAGCTAACATCTGGGCACCTTCTACGTTATCACGGTCTTCAATAAACAATTCCCAATCGATTGATGGTAATGTATCGAGTAAGTGTTTGTATTCAGATGAATCAATGTTTTCATACGGAGCTTGACGATATGTACCTCCATCATCAGGAAGGAATGAGATGCCTGTGCATTCATTGAAGTGTTCATATACCCATGCACCAACCATAGGCCACTCATGCTCTTTAACAGAGATAGTTACAGATGGTTTGTGTTCGCACCAGTGACGCTGATAAGCTAACCAGATCTCAAGATGTTGAATAGCAGTTAAGTCTTCACGAGTAAACCCGGGTGAACGCATAGGAAAGCTAAACACAGCTGTCTGGTCTGGCTTCATTACACAGTCTTCATTAGGGATACCTTGAGAGATCAAGAACTGAGTCAATGGATCTTTCTTATCCTGACGAATACGGCGAATGTAGTATGGAGCATGACCTGCATGGATACCACTAGATGTCAATGTCAACTGGGACACTGTACCTTCTGGCTTAACACAAGTAATAGCTGCCGACTCAGGTACACCTAAGATCTCAGCCCATTCTTTGTTAGTCTCACGAGCTACATCACGGAGTTCTGATAGGACTGCGTCTAAGTTAAAGCCTTCACCACGGAGAATAGCGTTGTCGAGAATACCTGTCATAGATACACCCAACAAACGTTCTGCTTCTGTATTCTGTTTCCAGATATCACGTAGGTAAGGGAAGTCAGTCAAGGTAGACTGCATAGTACCCATGATAGTAGCAAAGCGAACCTTCAACTTGAGTGATTCAATAGTGTCACCTGCTTCGACCACAATGGTAGAAAGGTTACAGAACTGATATGGCTTAAGGATAATCTCTGAGCAAGGGTTAGTACCGTACTGTACGTCTTTTGCTCGGCGACCCCACTTAGCGGCTTGTACCTGAGAAGCTTCACGGTTGAAGATACCACGTTCACCTGAGTGACTGTTATAGATATCTAACCATTCCTTCATGAACTCACCAACAGATGGTTTAGTCTGGTATACCGCTGAGTTATTAGCTAAGGCACGTTCGCCAAAGCCTTTCCACCATTCGCCAGCCTTAGCGGTAGCATGGTCACGATCAGATAAGTCACCTAAGCTAATCATAGCTGAACGGCGTACACCACCTACCACTACTACTTCACCGATCTTACACATGATGTCATGTGATTCGATGTTCTTTAGCTTACGACCTTTAGCCTTAGTGAACTTTTTAACTGTGTAGTTAAACAAAGCAACCAAAGGTTCAGGACCACTAGCACGACCACCAAAGGTCTTTAGTGGAGCACCTGCTGGACGTACTTTAGATACATCCCATGTAGGGATAATACCTTTGTATAAGCAGTCAACGAGTTCTTGGAAGGCATAACACCAACCTTCTTTGCTGTCATCTACTACAATCAGATGTTCTGACTGGTGTAACTGAGGTACAACAGGGAGTTGCTGAGTATATTGAGACTCACATGAGAATCCTACACCAGTACCGCATAGTAAGATGTACATTGCTTCATCGAAACAACGTTGATGATCTACAGGTAGGTAGCTACAGTTATAAGCAGCTACGTGAGTCCTGCGGAGTGCCTCACCTGCAGTCATAATTGAGCGCATTGAGGGGAGGGTACTTAGCGTCTTGATTTCGTTGTTTAACATACCCCAGATGCTGTCTGTGGTATCTAGTTTACCTGCTAATTGTTCCTTAAAGAAGTCTGTCCAGCGGTCTGCTGTTTCATCCCAGTTCTCACGGCGCTTTTTCTCAGGGAGATAGCGAGCGTAGCGGGATTTAGCGATAAGTTCTTGATATGAGTTCATGGAGTCCTTGTTTGTTTTTGTTGTTCGGTATTAGGTACCGACTGAATTAGCAAAAGAAATACTTTGAGTTATAAACGTCTTGGAGATCTAAACTTCCGGTCTCAGGTTGAGGGAAAGTGAATGATTCTTTATTCTCCATGAGAGTTTCTTGAAGAGTGTTAAAGAAGTTCTCTGTATCATACTGAGCAATGAAGTTCATCTTGGTTACTTCTTGTAGAAAGTCCACTTCATCAGCGTGAGTACTAAAAGAGTCATGAACTGCACCGAAGCTACCGTTAAAGCCAACAATAGTATTAGCCATGTGAGCAGCATCATAGGAATGTACAACGTTAGGGCTAATACCCGAAGCAAAACTCCTACGGCATGGTACTTTTTCCCCAGTTTCTTTATTGAGGACATCCACTTTAATAACGTGCATGATACGACCGTCTTTATTTCCCGTAATACCTCGTATCGTACCTCGCTGTTTGCGTTCGTGCTGAAGATAAGCTTTGTAAACCACAGGGAAGCCACTAGGAGTGTGCCAAGTAAGGTTATTTCTACCGGAGTTAAGTTCATGTTCTGCAATCTTCTGTAAGTATTTAGTTGTTTTAAGTGGACCAGCACATACAGTGTTGATAGCCTTAATTAAGTTACCTGCAAGAGTATCACACTGATCTTGATCAATGTTGTACTTCACAGTGAAACCTTCTACGTGACAATCATCATACATGTTCTTGGCGATACGTTGTTTACCTGCTGAGTAAGCACGAGTCATAGAGCCTCGTTTAGCAATACCCTTACGGATATGCTTCATAGGCATCTGCTTCTCTGTAAACCAGTCAGGCATGATGGTGATAAGTTCTTTAGCAACAGCTACATAGAAGTCTTTTTGGATAGGAGTAGGTACTAAGGACACTAAGGTACCTGCTTGTTTATCCTTAGACATAGCTGCAAGATGTTGCCAGCCGTTATTAGAGCCATCAATAGGGATAGGGAACCCTGACATGTATACTTGTCGGAGAATCTTTGACTGGTTGTACCCTTCAATCTCTAAACAAGCAGCTAAGAAGCTGTAAGGCTTTTCAGCTGATTGGTCTATGATTTTGAAGCGAGCAACACTACCAATGAGTTGTTGGTTATTGCGAACCCACAACGCACGATCATCTAGAGTCATTTTATCTAGGGAAATAGTATCGAGACCTTCCTCTAGCAAATAGCTCTTGTAGTCTGTGGTAAAGTAGCTTGGAATCTCATCAATGTTAAATGATTTGTTATAGCAAGCTGCAGTATGAACACATAGCCAGTAGTAGCCTCGTTCAGTAACTTCCTTTTTGTTAGCGAATAAAAAGAGACTACGAGCTAAGTCACTACCTTGGAACTCAAGGAATGATTCAGCATAGTAGACTCGTCCACGATAGTCACAAGATACTTCTTGGTAGAAGGTCTGGTCATTAACTAATCGTGCTTTTTTTAACACCTGATTGTACTCGAAGTACTTACTCAGCATACGTTGTAGCTTAGGGTCTTTCTTACCCATGAACTTAGTACCATCTAAGTGGTTAAGTTTCTTAGGTAAGTTAAGGTTCTCATGGTGAATGTTGTATACAAAGATCTCACCATTCTCATCAACTAAGTCAAGAGTTTCTGAAGGGTATGTGTTCTCCATAGCCTCTAGCACTGGTAGGTTAAGCTTCCAAGGCTGTTGACGTAATGTTTCTAGACTCTTGATGAATGGTTTGTCTAAGTATTCATGGAACAATCGACTGTTAGACCAGCCCTTGATGAACGGTTCTTTAGTAAGGTGACTATACAAACCAGTGATAGGTAGTAGTGGTTCAAATGATGTGCCGATTAACGTGGGCTTAACATCATCTGTTTGGTTAACAATACGTACCATGTATGGAGCCTTACGACCATCATATTCACGGAAGATATCGATTAGACCGTCTTGGAGGAATGTTTCAAGAAGAAGGTCTCCAAGGCTAAGTGTGGATTTGATGTTGTGTTCATCAGTGCCGATAGCCCTTGCAATTCTCTTGCCGATAAGATCAGATGCGAAGGTGAGTTTAACCGAAGCGCTGTGCGTAGCATTCTTGTTACGTATGCAGTATCGCAGTAATGTGTCCCATGATTCATTGATAAACCTTTCTAGATCGTATTCCCATGTGGGGTGGTATGCAAGGAGACGCGCACCCTCATTGTAGATCTTATCTGAGTTTAATACTACCTTGGCTACTCGTTCAGTAAGATATTGTGTTGGATTCATTTTGTTATGGCAAGCCGTTTAGTTTAGCGTATTTGTAGAAAGCGTCAGCGAAGTCTTCGTTCATGTCAACGAGTTCATCACCGAGTTTGATATGATAAATTACTTTATTCAGTTCCTTTTGAAAGCGATAGTCATTCCATTCATTGTACCAATAACCCCAGTGCCATTCTCCTGACTTAAAGAATTTAAAATTAAACAAACGAGCAAACCAGTGAGACTCATACTCGCGTTTACGTTCATTTACCTTGAACCAGTACTCAACAGTACCTTGACGACAGCGCCCGATACGATTGAGTAACCATTGACGGTAGTTTGTTGCTTTTACTTTCATTCGAAGTCCACAAAAGAAGTTTGATTTAGACGACCTGTTTTAGCATCATATGATGTACTACCACAGTCACCAGTGCGACCAGTGTGTCGGCATTTAAGGACACGTAGTCGGATTGTGTTCCGGACTTGTTCCATTTCAGCAACCATGTTACGGCAGAAGGCAATGATATCAAACGAGATTTGTTTGATAGAGCCTGAGCCTTTGATGTCATCGATAGAAGGCATGTGACCTTCCTCGAATGGCTTCTCACCTTTACGCAAGTGAGATACAACACCTAACCAGATGTTATGCTTCTTAGTGATCTTGAGCAAGTCAGACATGAAGGAGTCAACTGCTTCATTACCTGTCTTACCCTTAACACCTTCAGATACAGCAATAGTAATGTGGTCAAGGATAATATACTTACAACCCATCAATGCTAGGTGTTCGATCTTATCAATCAATGACTCATCACTAACAGAACCCTGGTGGTCAAGTAGTACTAAGCGTTCATCACCGAAGACAGTCTTGAATGCTTCATACTGTTCTTCCTCGGAGATGTCAGCTGACTTAAGGTCTTTCTTAAGCTGCATACCAATGAACTTTTCTGCAGTATCACCTACAGATTCTTCGAGTGATACCATACCTACCATGTCTTGAGTCTTGTCTAGGATTTCTAGGACAATTTCTTTGATGACAGTAGATTTACCTGAGCCCGTACCTGAAGTGAACAGTACGATCTCACCGAGACGCATACCGAAGAGCTTGTCATTGAGTGAGTTCAAACAAGAAGGGTAAGCTAGGGATACAACAGACTGTTTAAGTTTGAATTGTTCCCATACAGCTTCACCCTTGACTACATCAGAAGGGCTGTATGTAACTGCATTGAAGATACAGTTCATTAGTGCTGCAGAACCTTGTTTGATTAGTACATCACAAGGATCTTTCTCAGGTAGTGATGCTACCTTTACTTTATCGTAGCCAATAATCTTAGCTGCAGCTTGAACAGCTTTCTGACCGGGTTCATCCATGTCAAACATCAATACGACTTCATCGAACCCACGTAACCATTCACGTTGTTCAAGGATCATTGATGTAGCTGAGGCAGAGGGTAATGCTACTGCTGGATAGAACCGTTGGTACTTGTCGTATTGGGCTTGTGCCACAGCGAGCGCATCAAGCTCTCCTTCACAGATGACGATTCGTTTACCACCAGTAGCGTTGGCTTGTCCAAAGAGTTGTACCCCTTTAAAGTCACCGTGGATGATAAATGACTTAGGTAACTTTCGTTCTTTGTAAGCCACGACCACTCCATCTTTAGTGTAAGGATAAAAATGGCTAGCCATAGTACCATCTTCAGCATACGAAACTTTAACTCCGTATTGAGCTGCGACAGTTTTAGTAATACCTCGTTCTTGAAATCCACGGGTGTCATAGTTAGTAATCTCCGATAGTGTGTGCATGTTGTAGTCTTCAGTGTGATATTCAGTTGGTGTATAAGTTGGGTCAACAGGAGATGATTTTTGGCAGCTAAAGCAGAAGCCATGTGAGTCATCTTCTTTGTAACTAAACGCATCGGATGATGAACATTTAGGACACGGTGCGTGGATCCATCGTGACATAGGTTAATTCCAGTCTCTGTTTTCTCGAATCTCCCTGAGCATTTGTCTACGCTCATGGGCTTGTTGTTGAGTTTGTTTCTTCTCTTTGAACTTGTTTTTGAATTCATCCTTCAATGAGACCTCATCCTCATACTGGACATTCTTAATTGGTTTATGTTTCTTACTCATACGATTTAGGTTTTAAAAACTTGACGGCTCCAATGTTACCGTTGTACCAGAGACGTTCACCATCAGGTGTTTCATCTCGTGATAAGACCTCACATTGCCATTGCTCTTGGACTTCGCTATACGTAAGATCTCCGGGGCCAATACACCATTTGTATATAACAAAAGTAAATGATTCAAATCCGTAGTACTCAATATCATCAAGGAGTTCTCTACAGGAGGTTCGATATGATCGCCAATCACTCTCTGTTCGAGTAACCCTTCTTCGCTTAAGTCCGGGGACCACTTTTCTTGATACACTTATTAGCTGCTTTCTGCCGATGTATCGGCGTCCTGTTTGGAGGTTTTCGACATAGTAGATGAATCCAAAGGCATCGTCTGGTCTGTCTGTGAGAGGGTGCCAGTGTCCGTATTCCATGTTAAACGTTCTTTCAATTCTTCAAAGTTAAGAGGGCGAAGGTCATCAAGAGACTCACGCATGTAGATGCAGTTAGCACATTTCAGGAAGTTATTTTCCCATGTTTCAGGTTGTTTCGCTTTCCAGATCTCGATAACCTTATTCCACAGTAGGTTATTAGGTGTGTCTTTAGTAAGCTTGATAGCTGTCTTTTCGCCTACACCACGTAGCCCATGAATGTTATCTGTAGCATCTCCTGTTAAGACCTGCATCATCAAGAAGCGGTAAGCCTCTGAATCATCCATGAAGTAAAACTCTTTCTTACGAAAGTTGTAGTGCCAACCGGGAATACAGTTAAGGTCTTTATCGATATGAGCTACTACGTAAGGCCGACCTTCGTCTAAAGCTGTCTTAGCGTAGATAGAACAGTAGTCATCAGCCTCACCGTCCTCACCTTTAGTACAGAACTCTTCGGCATACTCGTATAGTTTTTCAATACGATCTTTGATCTCAGGCTCAATAGTATCCTTACGAGTGTTCTTATACTCAGGGTCACAGAGGTACCTGAAGTTGTTAGAACCTTTCATAAAGATAAGAGCAGAACCAGAGTCAGTAGTCTCAATGATATCCTTAATAAAGTTATCAAGAGACTTCTTAGCTAGTGCTGGTGAAGGTGTAGTGAAAGCAATCTGATAGATGATACTGTCTACGTCAATGATTACTTCCTCGAAGTTATGTTCAGTCATTCCTGTACCCAGTCTCCTAGCTTATCAAATACCGTAGCTGTTAATGAAACACCGGCTGCGAATGAACCATACATTGCTGCGGCAATAAAACCAGCAATTACAAATGGTGAAAGGATAGCACTAGTAACTACCCATACTAAATTTTTAATGAACTTCTGCATATGTCTTTCCTGTGTGGGCATCACCGCCCATGCAATTAATACCAAACCACTTAGGCGCTTCAGTGAACGCTTCAATGGATAACTCTTTTACTTCCTGTTCAAACTGCTCAGGAACCACAATTGCAAATTCATCATGGTAATGAAGAGCAAAGTAGTGAGGGATTCCACGCTTACGCATCTCATCCTGCATATATACAGCTGCAGCTTTACAAGTGATACCTTCTGTTGTTTGTAATACATAGTTTAATACCTGATGTCCTGAACTTACAAATACGATACGACCATCTAAACCTCTGACCCAAGCGTTCCCTTTACCAAACGCAGCTTCAGTCCTTTCGAACTGTCCTGTGAGCTTGGCTTTAAGTTCGGCAAGTCCGGGGATTGAATTTTCGAACTGAGACATAGCTTTCTGTCCAGCTTTAGCATCGCTTCTTCCGGTAAGGATATTGCCCAGTTTAGCTGCCCCGCCACCAAAGAGGAAGGCGTACAAGAATGGCTTAGCCAGTTTACGTGTTGTGCCAATAGCATCTGCGTTTCGTTGGTGGACATCTCCATTGATTACCTCATTAGTAAAATCATCGTTGCCGATATAGTGACAAAGACCACGCATTTGATTACCCGCTGAGTCAGCACCGATAATGACGGTTCCAGGCTCGCACTGCAATAATCCACGCATCTCTTTGCCATAAACAGCGTCAACACTAGGTAAATTAGCAATAACCTCGTGGCGACACCTAAAGGTAGGAGTACCAATAGTCCACATACGACCATGAAGACGGTGGTCTGGGTGTTCTGTTGCTTCACGAATCCATCCCTCCAAGATACCCTTACGAGCACGTAGTGTGTAGTACTCACTGATTAGAGGAGCACCACCACCAAGAACAGCTAATGAAGTATCAGTAATCTTAGGTGACTTATTGACGAACTTACCATTGACACGTTCAACGTTCCATTCATCAGGTACCCATCCGATAGAGTACAAATAGTCTTTTACGACTTCAATACTACCGACCTTACCTTGTTCAAAGGTGATACGACAATATGGTCCCGCAATAGGACGATCTTCTCGACCGGACTCTTGAGTATAACCAAAGTGTTTGACGGTAGCCACGGTGTAACAACCATCTTTACGCCAAGCAGGTTCTTTGAATTCATCTGGTTTATCTTTCTTGATACAACGTAGACCAATCAAAGGCTCTAAGACACCTTCGATACGTTCCATTTCATTGTTCATACGAGTCAACAATGTCTGAGCACCAGCCATATCAAAGACCCAACCTTTATTGCGGATGTCAGCTTCAATAGCAGCGAATCGGTTCTCAACATCAAGACCCTTAGCATACAATGGGAACTTACCGATGATCTTCTTGGCTTCTTCCACTAAGACCTTGTATACTTTAACGTTTAATTCTACGTCTCGAATACAGTAAGTAAGCATTTCTTTAGTGTAGCCGCTCTCGAAGTCATTGAATTCGAGCTTGGGGAATCCAAGTTTAGAACCCCATCCTTCCAAACCATGTTTATGTTCTCGTTTGAACTGGTTTGTTTGCGACATAATCCAAGTGTCAATGACCTTGACAGTATGTGGAGGCGACCATCCGGTAAGATGTTTAAGAACCACAAGGTCATAGCCAATGAAATTGTGACCATACATAATATCAGCTGTACCGATAAAGCTAAGTCCATCAGATAGGCTTGGTAGTTCAGGGTCATAGTCAGAGAAAGAATGTACTTCTCCAGTGTCTGAGTTGACAGCAACCATACACCAGATTTTATTTACATGTGGCATAAAACCATTGGTCTCAATGTCAACACACAATCTTAGTTTAGTCATAGTAGTTTGTCTGCATACATTACAGTATAGAAATGTTCGAACACACGAGCTTCAACCTCACATGGGTCAAAGAAGTATGATTCGCGAGGAGAGTCTTTATCGTAGTTACACTTAGGGACTCGGAAACCATCACGACCAGTTAGATGCTGGCACACATGAACAAACTCATGGCACATGATGTATAGAAATAGTTGCTTGGTGAAGTAGTTGTTTTCCCATTCACTTAGGTACGGATCACGAATCTGTACTAGAATACGATTCTGTTGGTCTTCACCATGAATAGTCATACCCATCTCATGGCTGTCTTCTGGATACTCAACACAAGCAATACTTACCTTGAATTTTTCTTCAGTGACCTTTACATTGAATCGACTACAGTAGTCAGCAAGAATGTTGAAGAATACCTGTGCTACATTCTTTTCTGCAGCTGGTAGACAAGCTACCTCTACCTGTACGGTAGGAAATCTTTTATCCTTCCTCATTTATCTTCTTCCATGTTACGTTAGGAGAACCTAACTCAGTTAGCTCTTCAGCCATTTGCATTAGGAGTTCATTGAAGCTCTCGATTGTCTCATCACGTTCACTGACTTGATACTGTAGGTATACAATATAGAATAGTGAACATAAGAGAAGGAAGTTTGTCCATCCTTCTGTTAGCATTAGTTTAATCCTGATTTAGCTAACCAAGCAGGGTCAGCGAGACTGTTCTGAGGTAGGTTATAGTTAATAGCTACACCCATCTTACGTAGGAAAGCTACACCATCCATACATTTATACTCACTGTTGTATACTACTCGCTTAATTCCCACACTAAAAATAAGTTTAGCGCAATCAATACAAGGAGAGCAGGTGCAATAAAGAGTAGCACCGATAGTACTGCTATTCGAACGCGCCACCTTAGCGATGGCCTGAGCTTCCGCATGTAGTACGGTATTTGTTTGAGTGTCATTGTTAGTTTTTGGAGGTGTACCATTGTATGAGAATGAAATGATGTTGTCGTCTTTAACGATTAATGCACCGACTTTACGGTCTTCTGCATATGATTGTTGTGCTGTTAGTTCAGCAATTCGTAGGTAGAATTCATCCCAGTCGCGTTGTGATTTCATTATTCGTACTCGTTGTAACGTTCTTGATAAAGGTTTAAGATGTCAGCTAGCTCTACTAATACTTCTGCAAGTACCTCATCTTGGAAATGATTGTTTGGACGTGCAAAGGTTAGTGTCACAGTTACTGCATCATAGTTTGTTTCAATAATCATTTGAGAACTCCGTGTTGTTTATCCCAGTAGTTGTAGTTCATTAGCTTAAGGTCATAAGCACGACCTATAGCGTTACGGTCTAATTCCCATTGAGCTGATAGTAAGTCAAGCATACACTTGAGCTGACCAACTTCAGTCTCTAAGTGAGCTTTGTTTGTTACACCTGTTTCAGGATGAGGGTGATTAAGAGTAAATCGAAAACACTTACTGATAGCTTGGATTACTTCAGCACATTCCTCTTGGGTGGCTACAGGGATTAGATTCATTGTTCGATGTCCTCGATGTTTACGATTTGATATGATTCATTCTTGTTTAGTTCTGCTGACATAGAGTCAATAAGGTATTTGACTTCGTCTTCAGTAGAGTCTTCAAGAAAGTATACTACGGTTACTACTGTTTGCTTTTTCATGGTGTGTTCTCTATAAGGTACCGTCTGGGGTTTGAGATAAGTTCTCAAAGATTGTTTTTAGTTCACGTAGTTCATTAGACACTTTTGTTGCTGCTTCTGTTCTCTTTTTACCTGTACCATAATGAACAGTTGTCATTTCATTTTGAGCACGACACACTGCATTTAATACATCTTGAATCGTCACAGTATTCACTGCATCTTTAAGTTCAAACAATGCTGAATTGAGAGCAATCTTAAATGCTTTTTCATTAGCATCTCGATTAGTTTTGCATTGTTCTAAGGTACCAATAGAAGTTTTACCTTCTAATTTAAACAAAGGGTTGTTTGAGAAGATATATTTACCATTAATCTTTACATAATAAAGCCCTGAGTGGGTAGGCACATCATACTTGTATTGAGTATTTTCCTCTTTAAATTTACTAAACAAATCAAATAGATGCTTTGCTGAGTTATAAGAGAACAAGTCTGCTTTAGAGCTATCTAAACTAAGCATACTTACAATGTAGTTTTCATTAGAATCTACCATACCACGTAGTGTAGTATAACTAATTTCCTCTTCTACAGGGTCATACCCATAAGTAGAGTTCCAATCACGTTTGAAATGTTTATATGCTACTTCTGCTGTGATATCATCGAATACTAGTTCTTCATCGTCATCATCTTCATTTTCTATTAAAGTACCTTTGGTAGCTAATTTATTAAGACGGATTTTATATTCTTCGCTAGAGATTGTTTCATCTGTTTTAGGATTATGCCACCCTTTGAACACAGCCTTGTTATACTTATTAGTAATTACAGGCTTGATTTTACTTGTAAAGATTTGTCCATCAATAGACTTAACAGGGATATCATTGATGTAATGTGTATCTGTTCCATAAGATGGTTTGGTGATTAGATAAATTTCTTTATCTTCGAGATAAACTACTTTGTATTGGTTGCTCATAGTTAGCCTGAGTATTTTAGGGTTTGAAGTCTTTCAACAAGATTGCTCGTTCAGAAAACATTTGTAGGGTGCTGCATTTGTTGTCATGTTTCTCTCGTTCTTTAGGTGTCATTGGGCGGTATCCGTAGTTACCTCCTTCTAGTAGGTCAAATACTTCATATGGGTTACCATATAAACCATAAGAACGTTCTATTGGGTGTGCTTTAACCTTTCCATTAACAACATCTCTGAATTGATACACATTCATAGACGCGCTACGCCCAACAATAGTTGGGTAAGCAAAGTAGTCACCTACATTTACTTCTTGTCCAAGAAAATCTTTCATATTACATATCCATTTTATCACGGAAACCCAAGAAGATTGGGTGACGAGGTTTATCTTTAACCCCAATAGGGAAGTGTTTGTACTTTACAATAGCCCCTTTAAGTTGTTCCTTATCCCTCCAGAAATTTGTTCGATCATCAGAGTCGAAACCTGAGCCAATGTTAAATTCAATTCCGTCACTTGTTCGGCACACAAGAGCACCGAGAGTTCCTTTACCTCGGAGTCCAGCCTTACTAGTTGACCTCTTAGTGCGTCCAAGTTCATTTGTTTCTGCTTCGTTTCCATTGTGCATTTCCTCTTCGAATCCTACGATAGTAGCCTCAGCATCTTCAAAGCGTTTAAGCTTAAAGGCATTAGCTTCTTTCATAGTACAACGACCGTACTTATACTTACCTTTAGAGTTACGAATGATTACTCCTTCATAGCCTTCATTGAGATAGCTTTCTTCAATTTCTAATAGCTCTACCTTAGTCCCTGCTTCAAAGCGAAGTACGTGAACATAGTTAGGCCATTCATAATGATATTCATGTGGAGTAGTACGATTAATATAGTCACTGATTGTGTCATCCCACCAGTCGAAGTGGTAGAACATAAAGTCACCTACTTTATCATGTGACATAACAAAAGAGTTAGTATCACGATAGACAGTAGGTGATGTTGGAGAACCAACGATTAGTTCACCATCCATACCTTGAAAGGTAACAGCATTGTTAGAAGCCCACTGCTGGATGTGTTTATTAGGGATAGGCTTGAGTGTACGACTTAACGCAACACCATCTTTAATTAAACAACGGATACCATCTAATTTAGGTGTTACGATGACAGGATAGTTGAGAGTATCTAGGTCAGGTAACTCTCGGGGTAATAACATTGGTTTCATTTGAAAGCCTCATCAGCAGTTGTATATAAGAGTTCTTCAGCGATTACTTTTCCGGGCATAACCCCAGTAACATAATAGCGAATTACTAGCTTATGCTCTTCTGGATTCCAAGAGTCAACCATTACAATAGGTTGGATAGAACTTACATTTAGTTTACTTACTGACTCTCCATCTCGAAAGTATACAGTGTCATTGATGTTGAACTTAGGCGTGAATGTCCATGTTTTGTTCATTAGTCTTTCCTTAGATTGTTACTCATGTTGTAGTACAGATGACTCTTGGTAGCTTTCAGCGTGATGATCAGTTGAGTCTCTAACTCATGCATCTCTTGATCAGTACCATACGCTAGGATTGTACGGATGAATCTTGAGGGACATTCGTTATATTCTGCGATAAGGCTTTCACTGCTGCAGACATATCCATCATCAGCTGTTCCCTTGTGCTTTCCGATATACTTTCTATCGGTGTCTTTGTTTGTCCAAAGATAAACAAATGACTCACCGCTGTTGCTGTAGGCGTTAGTCTCGGCAGGGACTTCGACATTGTACTCTCCCTTGATATGGTCTTGCCATATTTCTTTCACATAAGCAACCATAGGCTTACCCTTAGGTGCTCGCCACATGACTACGAATGAAGGGCTACCTTCGTTTTCACAGAGATGCTCATAGACCCATTTGTTATGGAGTCCTGTATACTCAGTGTCACCGATAGTAACCTTCACCATAGACTTACCTGAGTCAGAGGTATACTCTTCGACTTCATCTACAGTACATTCGTAGATATCAAAGAGCTTATCACTACCTGCAACCCATCGTTTAACTGTCTTGATTAGGTTCATTGTGTTAACATATATAAGCCCACGTTACCGAGAGCATATCCAAAGTAGGTTATTGACATACCGATATTACCTTTAGTGAATTGTTCTATAGAGATATAGAGATACACTAAACCAATACCAGCAATTAGGAGAGGAGATTCAACCTGCATATATGCTCCTTGTACTCCTGTTTAGTTAGCCAGATAGATTTACATCTGGGACATTCATAGGCATGACCTATTACGACTTTACCGTTGATCTTTGATTGTTGGGTCTTTACGATTCTAGGCTGCAGAATCATATGCTTGTGTCCTAAGTTGTTCAATGATTTCAGGTGAGATGTCGTCAGGAGAACCATACTCGTATTCAGCGAGCATAGTTTTACCTTCGTATACTCGTAGAATATCTTTGAGTATAAGTATTAATCTCACTTGAGTTCGCCTAGTTTACCGATGATGGTACCTTCACGCTGTAAGATTTCTAGGCAACGTGTATACCAGACTACTTTACGGGTCTCTTGCAATTCGTTATCTTTCTTACCCATACGCATTAGGTACTTGTAGATTTGGCCTAACAAGTGAGCTTTTAAACCTTGGTAGCCGAGGATGAACTCCATACATTCGATATACTGGTAGTTACCTACGATACCTTGGTAGTGATCTGGGTTGATTTGGTCTTTGATCATAGGCGGTTCCTGTGTAGTTAAGATTTGGAAAGAAGTTGCATGGTCATCAATTTCTTTGTTGTAGGCTTTTGCTCGTGCATTAGGCCACAAGTGTTTAAATGCTTGTTGGTCATAGAAGTCAGTCATCAGTATACATCCCCGTTTTGAATGATTTTAGAATCTTCATACGGTGCAGCTACACGGCGGTAGAACTCTATCTTAGCACC